GCAGGTCCAGTTGCACCAGCAGAGCCATCGCTTCCCGCTGCGCCAGTTGCGCCACTCGGTCCAGTCGCGCCAGCAGCGCCAGCAGAGCCATCGCTTCCCGCTGCGCCAGTTGCGCCACTCGGTCCAGTCGCGCCAGCAGCGCCAGCAGAGCCATCGCTTCCCGCTGCGCCAGTTGCGCCACTCGGTCCAGTTGCACCAGCAGCGCCAGCACTTCCTCCTGCGCCCGCAGGGCCAGTCGGTCCTAAAATTGTTGCTGTTGTAAATTCGTATTCGCTTGTCGCGTTATTGTATCTTACGTAGCTGCCTGTCGTGGCAACCTCCGTTGGCCCAGCGACATATAATTTTCCAGAGGCATGAATATTAGTTGTTGCTAATATATCTCCAGAAACATGAAGTTGATAAGTCGGAGAAGGAACGTCGCCTACGCCAATTTTATTTGTGGAGTCGTTGTAGTAAAGTCTCGAAGCGCCGCCCATTGCGGAGCCGCCATTGTTGTATTGAATTTGTCCGTCAACGCCCGCTGCCGCAGCAGTTCCCGCTGGGCCTGTTGGCCCAGTGGCCCCTGTTGGTCCGCCGCTCGGTCCAGTCGCGCCAGCAGCGCCAGCGCTTCCCGCTGCGCCAGTTGCGCCACTCGGTCCAGTTGCGCCAGCAGCGCCAGCACTTCCTCCTGCACCCGCAGGGCCAGTAGCTCCCGCAGCGCCAGCACTTCCCGCCGCACCCGCTGCGCCAGTCGCGCCGCTCGGTCCAGTTGCACCAGCAGAGCCAGCGCTTCCTCCTGCGCCCGCAGGACCAGTAGCTCCCGCAGCGCCAGCACTTCCCACCGCGCCCGACAGACCGCTCGGTCCAGTTGCGCCAGCAGAACCTCCAGCACCAGCGGGGCCAGTTGCTCCCGCAGCACCAGCAGCACCAGCGCTTCCCGCTGCACCCGCTGCGCCAGTTGCGCCACTCGGTCCAGTTGCACCAGCAGCACCAGCAGAGCCAGCGCTTCCCGCTGCACCCGCTGCGCCAGTTGCGCCGCTCGGTCCAGTTGCGCCAGCAGCACCAGCAGAGCCAGCGCTTCCCGCTGCACCCGCTGCGCCAGTCGCGCCACTCGGTCCAGTCGCGCCGCTCGGTCCAGTTGCGCCAGCAGCACCAGAGCTTGAGCTCCCAGTTAGGACAAAGACGGAGACTCCGCCTCCTTGGCCAGAGACTTTAAGTTGACCATTTTCCGAAGAGCTTAGTGTCGTTTGTCCTAAGTGGATTGAATTTCCTTTTAAATATAAATCTTTAAACGGGGAAGAAGCTTGACCAATGTCATAAACGCCACTTTGAGCGGCGTAAATATTCCCACTCATGGTCATGTTCCCAGAAACAATTCCTCCAACGACCTGCCCGCTTGGGCCAGTCGCACCAGCAGCGCCCGCAGCGCCAGCAGAGCCAGCAGAACCCGAAACGCCAGTAGCTCCAGATGGGCCAGTGGCTCCCGCTGGGCCAGTCGAACCAGCAGCACCCGCAGAACCTGAAACGCCAGTAGCTCCAGATGGGCCAGTAGCTCCTGCTGGGCCAGTAGCTCCTGCTGGGCCAGCCACCGTGCTCGCAGCGCCAGTAGCGCCCGAGGGGCCAGTGACCCCGTCAGCGCCGCTCGGTCCAGTTGCGCCGCTAACCAGAATGGTAGCATTCATTCCCGCGATAGGAACTACCGTTGGAACATTACCTGGAACTATACCTGTAGTTATATGACTCATCAGTATGTCGTTTCTGGGTAGACTCTTACATATCCAGCTAAAAGTTTATCTACGTAGCCGCTATCATCGTACATCTCTATATCGTAAACCCCTTCAGTAACTGGGAGGGTTGAGGTTGTCGCTGCCGTAAGTTGTATGTCTATGTAACCGTTAGAGTATGGGGCGACTTTCTGCGGGTTCAAATCAACAAGTAGATTAGATTCTGAATACTTAATTTTAGCGTAACCGCGAACGCTCCAGTTTGTTAAGTCGATGACGGAGCCGCCAGTATCTTGGGCCAGTAATCTCACTGTAAAAGATGACCCTTTTGTAATATTTAAATCATAATGCGCCGCCATAACTAACTTAAATTTACACCTGTATGGAGGTTATGAAGTTATTATTTTCCCTCGCTAAGTATTTTAAAGGCAGCTTTTGACATTTTTTTGTCCCCAGTGTTTGTTTGGGGTACTTTATAGGCTGAAATATGTTTTGAGAACTCTCTCAGAAGTCTTTTTCTCAATAGTCCAGCGTCATCTACGGGAACCAAGCCTACCTTCGTGGCGTGGGTCTGAAGATCGCTTTTGTTCATGTCGCTAAGCTGAGTCTCGTACTCATCTCTGTTGAGGGTTTTGTATTTTCCTACGCCAGTATCACCCCAGATTTGATCCAAGCTTGTTGATTGGACCTCCTCTTCTTTTCCGTGGGCTTGAGACAAATCTTTTAAATTCGCGCTCTTTTTTTGGCTAGCTTTCGTTGTTTTGTTTTCCTTTTTCCTTGGCATATTTACTTCCTTTATTTGGTTTAGCCGATACCCTGACAGCTTAAACAAGTGGCAACTTGCCTAGAAGCACATTTGTACATGGCAGCTTCAAGGTGACCCAATTATGTTATCACTGCTTTTTTAATTACAGCTTCTGCGCGTCACCACGCAGTTCGGACTATATCTTCACCTTTCGGTGTTGGGCGCTCGTGGGCGGGTTATCGTTGGGACTCACCGCCTAGTCTCTACACCTTCTAGAGAGTTTAAACCCGTCTCTAGCTTGGCTCGGTATTGTCTTATCTCTAAGAGTTTCACCGAATTCACCCAATATGGCCAATCTTAATGTATGTTACCCCAATTAATTGAGGTTTTCCAATTATTTCTTATCAATTTCTTTTTTCACCTATTAAGGTTTTTTAAAATTTATTTCATTTCCGCCGTTCTTCTTGAGAGCTGTATAGCTTGCTGTTTCTTGACTAAAATTTAAGTGGAAATCGAATATTTTATCATATTTAGACACTTGATCGTTTTCCCCCTTCTCGTTAGACGTGCAATTTAATTGCGTTGTATCACCCTCAAAAGGCATACCCCAAGCCGCGTAGTGACCTGTATATGCATTTCCGTGTGACGCGGTCATAAAGTCATCAGTGATATAATCCCACCAGTTCTGCGTCGTTACTGGCTTGCCCTGCTGATCCACGGTCACACCTGGCTCAAGATATGGAACCTCAAATGCCCACCCGCCTGATCGGAGCTCCCAATCAACCTGAACCATGTGTCTGTAATTTTCACCGTAGAACACGACTTCGTCATCAGCTTCAACATGATTGTCGCTGGTTCCTATTCCGACTGGAGAAGCCATGCATTGATCGCACGCGGCAGCTTGCAGCTCAAACTCGACATAAGCATAATTGTAAGTCCCGTCTGATTCGTCGTGCTGAGAGCCACCCAAGAGATAACTTGAGTCCAAATTGATTTCTTTTCCGCCCCCTTTAGTATAGCTCAAAATCCCACCTAGGCTTCCTTTGAAAGTTATCTTTATTATGCCGTTTTTCATATTGGCTAAGTTGGGGGCAGTTTTAGCTTTAGCAATTTCTTCCTGAAAATCCTTTTGGCTAGTCAAGATCACAATATTGGATTCTTTTTCTTCGGCCTTTTTGCTTTTGCTTTTGCCAAATAAAGCCCGATTAAGTATTTTCGCTTGCTTATTCTTTATTCCCTGCCAGTGTTCAGGCGCGTTTCTGCGGTCAGCGGGCTGAAGCACTATAACTTTCTTGCCAAATACTGATTTTTCCTGAAAGTTTTTACTAGCGTCTACGTTTGTTTGGTTTTTGATTGGCCACCCGCCTAAGAATACTGGGCTGTATTTTTCGCCTGGCACGGTTATCAATGAATTTATTCCTGAAATTTTAAGCGAGCTAACTTGCTGATTTAAGTCTGTATTTTTCGTGATCGAAGTTTGGTGTGGTTTAGATTTTTTCTCCTTCGCATCTTTGGCAGCGCCAGTTATACTAGCCTTGGGACTAAACAGTCCACTTATTCCTTTTGGGTAATTTACCAAATAGCTTTCCTTAGCGTCAACTGTTCCGCTCATATATGGTTTCTTTAAGTCGCTCCCCCAACCCGCAGAGTCCTCTGGTGCTACTAGACCCATGTCGATTGAAGTCTTATCCCAATAAATTTGCCGCTTTTTAGAAGACCAGTCGCAAATACCAGTTATAGTAGGAACGTAACCCGAAGCAATCATTCTGCCTTTGTATTCATTCCCAGCTAAAGGTATAAAGCACTGAGCTTTAGAATTATCAATTCTGCCAGTTACAACCGTCTTGAATATCTCCGTGTCGTAAAGTGGGCAGTCACCAGAGCCAGTGATAACAACTGGAGCGATAAGAGGGGTTGTTGTAGTGCCCAATATTGAACTTCCATCCCACCCCCCATTAAGATCGCTCATGTCATTAGGAGAGAAAACAGCAGTTCTATATCCATACCTAACTAAATCCCTCCTAGCGTCTCCGTTGCGACCACTCACAGTTCCGTCGCACTCGGTTTTTCCGTCGGTGATGGTCCCGTTTATCATGTCTACTTCTTCCATTACGTAAATATCTTTATCTCCAGTACCTGCGGTCCAATCTTTTAAATTAATAATTTGGTAGATATTAAAGCCGCCAACATCACTGTGGGAGATAGCCGCGTCAGCTTGTGACGCGGTGCGTAAACCGTTTGTGCTCCAAGTGGGAGGTGTACCCACATCGTTTCCATCTTGCCAACTTATGTCCGTGTAATTATCCGAGATGTTGCAAAGCGCGCCAAAGTTCGGATACACAGCTAGACTTGTTCCTATGTTGCTAAAGCTGTAAGACCCAACAGCACCAGCAGCAGCGTGGGTGTTGCACGAGGTGTTGTTAGCGTTATTATATTCCTGCGCGACCAGCCTCGTCCTTATAGCGTCATAGATGGAATTTCTCACATCACCCACGGCGGTTACCCAATTCGTTGAGACGCCCAATCCGCCGTCCTCCAAAACGCTGACTTCACAGTCTGTTGACTCGCAGTTGTCGTGCAGATCATGAATTGATGAGCTAGCGCTTATTTCTGGGCAAGAGCTCGCAGTCATATCGCTTTCACAAACGTGCTCAGCGGGAATACAACCGCATTTCAGTGCTCTGTATAAAATTCTACTAGTCCACCCCAAGTTCATGGAGGAGCTATCATAAGGGTCAAAAAGAGCTACTGGAGACACTGATGAGCCATCTTCCCATGTCGTAACTCCCGTATTAAAGAAGTTATACTTGTCTGTTCCCATTGTATTTACTGGGCTAATTCTATCGCCATTCATTCCTGAGCCATACAAATCGTATTGCGTCTCGCTATAAGCGTTTAAAGCAGTCATAGCCGCTGTTAAAGCAATCGTCTTAGATGTTCCCCTTCCAGTTACTGACCCGCTAAATGATACTTGAGCAGTTTGCCAAGCGCAGCCGTCGTCACTGTAAATACTCAAGGCGGCTTTTTTTATAGCCAACGCGTTGTTTGCGGCTGTTAAATTGTGCCCCTTGGAAAAACCCCCATTGATGGTATAATTAGTCCAGCCCACTAGACTTGGGTCAATTGGGCTCCAAGTGTTTTCCGCCGCATTATATACGGCTGTTTCATAGTCTGGCCCAGATTTTATTCCAGAGACGGCTAGCGGGCTAAGGTCTGACGCGAGAGTTGTTTGCGCTGTATTCCAACCCTCAACGGCGGCTAATTGATTCCAAGCGAGCTGGGTCGCTTCTGGGCCACTCGTTGCATGATAAGCAGTTTTTTCCCACGGGTTTTTGTAAGTTCCTAAAGTCTCTTCCTCACTTATAAATCTGGTTCCTTCTTTGTACTTGGCGACTCCAGTGTAGTGGAACATGTTGATGTATTTTTTATATTTTGTGTATTGAGTTTCCGCGCTTGTGTAGGCTGCTCCAGCTGTACTGGAGAAGGCTCCAGAGATCATAGAGTTGCCGCCTTTAGTATTTTTGTCTTTTGAGTGAGGGATGGAAAAATTACTTTTAAGATTGTCACTATCAAAAGGCTCCATTGTGCCGTCATTGTCCCAGTAGCCAAGTCCCCGATTCGTCGTAGCTTGATCAACATAGCCCTTAACGTCCATCGTTGCTTTGTTGAGATCTTCTTGGCTTTTGGATTGAAGATCTCCAATTAAAAAATCTCCAGCCCCAGCGGGAATCCCGCTTTTAGTCATCTCGATGTGATAACTAATATCCTCTATGTGAACGAGTGGCCATTTTTCAGACTCATGCAGAATCGAGCCGTGAAGCTTCTCGCTTAACGATTTCCATTCTGCGTTTTTGCTTATGTAAACTTCTTTGTTTGCTTCGAACCCTTTGTGCAGTGTTTTTCTGGTTGCATTTGGCAGCGTGTTCACGGGGCTGCTTGCCCGAGTAGCTTGAACCATATTCCCCTTCGGCAAATGAGCAGCACTGCCATCATCTGCTGAATTGTTAGTGTCTCTTCCTATCGAAATTTCCTGCTCTAGTTGCCACTCTGTGTTTGCTGTTGGATGCCATGTTCCAAGCGGTTCATATTCAGTGCCAATCAAGTAGCTTTTCTTTGCAACATCGTATTGCGTTACGTGCGGGTAGCACATTCCAGAGAACGTTAAATTTTTCGATAGAACTGGTTCTATTTTTAAAGCGCCCTCTTTAAGCTCGTCCCAAGCGTAAATTCCAGTTTTGTCTGCGACCATTTGGTACGCGGCTTTTAAGTTTTTTTGATGATTTTTTATGAAATTTGATGAATCTTCCTGCGCCCAAAAAGCGCCGCCCTGAAGAGGCTTGGTGGGAGCTATGGCTCCTATCCTATGCCCCGCAAGGTGTCCATCCTTCTTGATGTCCCCCTCAGCAAGAAAATCATAAACCGACACTGTTGAAGAGGAATTTATTTCAGTAAACTCTTTGTAGGGGTAAAGTCTTAAATCATTATAATTATTTAGTAATTCTTTAGCAGGTTGATTTATTGGAACAGTAACTCTTGGGTCGAAGACGAAACCGTATTGCCCAAGGGTGATCGTTCTCACCAAACCCCTAAACAGTTTCCCCCAAAAACCAGCCGCATTTTTATCGTTATCAAACGCAGTAACCCAGTTGCCAAATACAGGCGGCAAAGAGCTATCTCCTTGCGCGCCAGCATTGAAAGAGGCCCAACTTGGTTTTGCATTACCAATTCTTATGTCTTCTTTAATATCGCTGCTTCCAAGAAATTCTTTAATAATCCCAGCGCCGCCAGAGTCCGAATTGAACCACCACTCCGCTGTCGGGTGCATGTTGTAAGTAACAGTTGAATTGCCGCACAATGCATCATCGCCTTCGCCAACAGTCGGAGCTTCGCTGTAAGCGTGGACGACCCCGCAAGCTTTTTTCTGGCAAATGCTTTCGCTTATTTTTTGCTTTGCCGTAGCCAACAAGTAAGACTGTGGGTCTTTGAAGAATGTATTAGCTAGGTCGTCATTCATCGAAGTGATCTCTACTGGGTCACATTTACCGATGTCGAAGTGGAAAAAGTCAAAGGCACATAGCTTATTTTTAGATAAATCTGTACCCTTTACGCCCTTTCCAGCTATTTTGTCTATTATGTTTGTTCTTATGGCTATGGAGTTTAACCCTCTCTTTCTCCCTGCCGCCGCTTGCTCCCAAGAATCATCGGTCACGCTATGAAAAGATTTTCTTATAGGATTTAATTTCAGATCAGATACTTTTCTCATCGGGGAGCTGCCTTCAAGATTTTTTGTGGACAATAAATCAGTATCGAAGAGCCGATTTAAGCTTTTTGAGAATTCGACTAATTCATCCTGAATGCCCGTCCACTTATTGAAGGCGGCTTGAGCCCCCATCTCCGCTATGGCGACATTAAACGGCTCTTGCGATTCTTTGGCTAAACCTATTTTCGATAAGTCTGGACCTTTCGTAACGCCGATAGACTCGACAATAACAGTTTTTGCTGCTCCAGTAAGTTTCATCCAAACATCTGGGTGGAGTCTGACTATTGGGGCGTAAAGGAACCCGAAGCCAGGATCTAATATTTTTATGTCTATAAGTTCTGATCTCGCCGCTTCATTGAGGGCAAACACAAGCTCCACTTGCGCTTGCTTGCCCGTTGTTTTGTTTCCGTAAATCTCGCATAAAGGACCGCCTGAGAATATCGACTCTCTTTCGCATTGGCCGTGCGGCGATTGAGGATCAACGGTGCTCCCTGTCTGTCTGGCTAAATTTTTCTCCTTCTCGAAGCTGCCTCTACTTGTCCCATCCTCTGGGGCGTTCGGATGAACTAATCCATTAAACTCCCCGCCGATCCCCTCAGCATACCCTGCCTTTGAGCCCACCGCCATTGTAATTTTGAAAATTTGTGGTTTGGCCACGTATTTTTCAGCGTTGTAATGATATGCAATTTCATCTAATTTAGTGGCTATGATGCCGCGAATCATATCGAGCTTTTGGATGTAGGCTCTTTCGTCTGGGGTAAACGCGCCTCTTCCTGAGTTCCAATGCGGGCTTGCTCTTGCTTCGTCAACCCAATCACCAAGTAAAACGTAAGTGCTTTTTAAACTTTCCACCATTGAGGATGAACCCGCCGCCGCCATCAGGGCGGCGATATGTCTGGCGTCATCGGATAGTATTCCGTTTTTATCCCCCAACGAAGCTACTATGGAATTGAATATGCTAATGACCCCAGATATCATGGTCTTTAAGCCGCCAATTATGTCGTGCTGTCTACAGTTTGTTTTGAACCACTCCACGAAAACTCCATCGGTGTCTTTTGGGGCAAAACAGTTTGCCGAGTGGTTTAATTTTATAACCGAGGTCTCACTGCTTGAATTGTTGCTTCTGTTTAGGAGTTCGTATAAATGCCCCAAAGCGGCTACACCAGCAAAGCATAAAGCTTTATATATAAACCCTTTAGCTATTCCTTCGTAAGCGCCAAAACTTTTTGGCATAGCCACGCGGCTATTGTTCTGCGATAAAAAATTTGGTTTACTAGGGTATTGGGGCGACCCCATTGATGGAAAAAAGCGCTGACTGTTTTCAGTTGAGTCAAGGCTGTTGTAAAAATTAATTGCGTCTTGGTTACCGCTAAAGTTTGTATTTATGCCTGGGATTGGCGAACCAGTCATATTCGCAATCGCTTGAAAAAACGGTAATAAATTCGATATCGTTGTAGCTATAGATTGCCATACGGGGTCAACAGCGTTTGACCCAGGGTTGTTATTGCTGAACTGAAGTATGTCGTTGCCAGTGGTGTTTTGAAAGTTAACCAAATCATCTTCGAAAGCCTGTCTGGCGGCTTCTTCCGCCGCAATGCGCTCCGACTCGTAGCCTTGCGTTAAGCTTAAATTAAATTTATCAACTTGTAGATTACTAGCGACGATCTTTCTGTTTGCTTCGGTTACTTGACTACGCATTTCACCAATAGAGCTCAAGGTGGCGAAGGCTCCCGCAGTAGTTATTACGTTCGTCGCGAAACCCTTCAAGTCGTCGTAATCGATGTGTTTTTGGTATGGATTAAAAATTGCAAACTCTGAAGCGTTGATTTCGTTCGCCCCTGCGCCAAAGAGAGCAGAAAAGTCGTCGTTGCCCACGTCTGGTTTGCCATCCCCTTTTTTGACGAAAAAGAGTGTGTCTGTATTAACTCTGCCCCCGTTTTCAGCAATTAAAACAGACTCCGCATCGGGTTCGCCCGTTCCTAGAACGGCGGTGAATATCTCGCTTCCGAAAGTCACTTGGGGCGGAGCAGTGCTCGGTCCATCTGCCGTCCCATAACCACTGCCCCGAGTCAAAACCCTGATTGCGTCGATCTTGCCTACCGTAGTGCTGCCTTCGTTGAGAATTATAATCGCGTCAGCAGTAAAACCAGTTCCGCCGTTATGAGTATAGTCTTCCGCAGACGGAGTAAGAACTTTTACGCGCGGGTTTTTAGAGTCATCGCCAGTGGCGGTATGGTCAGCCGAACCTGCGCCGTCAACAAAGGAAACCGCATCGGTTGGAATTCCGTCGTTGTTGTTGGTATTAATTCTTAAAAATACTTTTCCCATTTTCTTTTAAATATTTACACTCATAAAAAGTGTTTAGTTGCTTCTTCTAGACTGTCGTACACAATCAGTCCTTTGGGTTGAGCTATCTCTACCACCTTCTTTTTATAAAAAGCTTTAACAATGCTGTCTGTAATTTTTACATAATAATGCAATACGTCGATTTGAGAGTCTACACCCGCTTGAACCGTGTACTTCGGGGTGAGCATAGAGAATTGAGTTTCTAAATGTAGAGAGTACTCAGCGGAAAAAGCATTTTCGATAAAATCTTGGTAAGACGCCTCGTTCATGTACCCGAAAGGCATCGTGTTTTTTATGAACTCAAATTGATTGTTGGTTTGTTCTACGTCTATTTGGTCTATGTTCTTAACATAAAGCCCCGATTTCTTGTCTTTGCTATACCCATTTTTCACAGAAGTCGGATTTAAAGAATAGTCCAAAACCTCCTTTAAAACGGTAGGTCTCATGAAAAAGCGAGGCAAAGGGTCGATTCCCATCCTGTTGAAAGATGAGGGAATGTAAATTAAATTAGCCTCAAATACGAACATCTTAGAATATTTGTAATTTCTTAGAGTGATCATTTTAGTTGGAGTTCCTTAACATTTTTGAGTATTTTTTTAGTTTTTTATTGGGCTCCATGATTCCGCTATTAATCAAGAACGAGTTCGTGTTTTTGTAGAATTGATTTCGAGCGTTCTCCTGCAACTCCAACACGGCCCCTCCCTCCGTTGAGGCCAGCCCAGAGAATACGCCATGATTCATTACGGATTTGCCAGACACAGCAGCGTGGCTATCGCATGGGAAAATTTTAAATTTATCTTCGTGGCCGCATAGCCCCCCATTCAGAGACCACACTTCGATCTTAAATGGCACGCCAGACGGAATCTTTCCGTTCCAATGCCCAGTTTCAAAGTTCGGATTTTTTTGCTTTGCATTTGCTCCCGCTATCCCGCTCCTGTAGCCGCTATAAATTGTATGAAAATGAGTGCCGCCCAAGTTCATCGTTCCAGTCAATTGCTGAATAACCTGTGTATCTGGATCGGTTCTAAGGTAAGCCATGTTCCCAGACAAAGGACTACCTAAAAACATATTATTCTTAGAAGTTGGGTAGCTAAACGAAACAGTTTCAGCCAAGAATCTATTGGATTGACCGCTTGCCACGGAGTTTCCAATCCCGCTGAATGTTGCCCCGCTAAATTCCGCGTTAGTTCCTGAAGATGTTAGATACTGGTGAACTCCTGTTCCTAATATTACCCCCGAAAAGCTAGATAGTTCATGGGGAGAAACGTAAATAATTGTCTCTTTCTTTAAGCCTCCCCTCTCAGTGTATCTCAGTCCAAATATATAATCATCAAAAATTCCTACATCGAAGTTGACTCCGTCCATGCCACTGCTTACTACCGCATTTACTGGCTCTCCAACTAAAACTCCATTCCAGTTTTGCTTTTCTACGTTACCATAGAATTTATCGCCCACGATATAAGGGAACGCTGGTTTGTGAATTCCGTCAGACCCAGTAGTTACGGTGGTGAAGTAAGCGTAAGTTCCCCCTGGATACTCAGGGGTAATACCTGTCCTTCCGTTGTGCCTGTCTAAATCGCCAAGTCCATCTATATACTCGTGATCTTCAACAAAATAACCAGACCCATAAAGACCGCTGAAGTCTGGCCCGCTAGTTCTGTTTGTTACAGGCTGAACCCTCCAGCTTGGGGTCATCAGTTTGGGCGTGCTGGTGGAGTCCATAGCCGTTGTGTAGCCGTAGGGGCCGTAAATTGGATAGCCATCGAAGGCGTAACCAAGCAGCGGGGAGTGGGCGACAGAACCAGTATCGTATAAGCAAATTGGCGCAGATTTATAATGATAGGTTCCTCCGACTACCCCACCAGAAACTATATCGGAAGTAAGAGCTTCGTAACCGTGACACGTATCTCTGTCGGCAATATTAGACCTTAAGGAGTTGTTGTTGTAAGCGCCCGCGTCGTTATAAGACTCAGAGCTCCTGTAGCTCATGGCTACTACGCCGTTTTTGAACACCCCGATAGGACCAATAGGGTTAAGCTCAGTGCCCAACTGGCTTCTGTCGTTATTTCCGCTTCTTGGGATTTTAAAAGTCTTCTTGCTGCTCTCCAAAGACGCAGCGCTAGTCATTGAGTGGTCAGGAACGGAAAGGGTATCTATGTAAATATTTCCGCTCACACCGCTTGAGTAGTACAGTAAAGATATCAAAGAGGTAGCGGGAGTTTTTGGGTATTGGTGAAATTCCCCAGATTTAACGACTATAAGATCATTAACATTTTTGACTGTCGAGTTTGGCCCGATATAAACATCGTAATTAAACGGAGCAAACCAAGTGCTTTTTATCTCTGGCAAAGGGTACTTAGTTCCGTTGTCGTGAGTGAAGTAGAAAAGAAACGGGTCTTGATATGATTTTGTGCTTATTAATTGTCTGCTAGTTTTGTTTAAATTTTTGAATTTCTCCTTATCGGCGTGGGAGTAAAACTTGATAGCCTCATTGTAGTATTTAAAACCATCGCTGATTACTTCAGTAACGACTCCAGTGGCTAAATAATTTATGCTTGACTGGACTGAGTAATGAGCTTCCGTGGATTCATTTAAGTCTACTTTATAAGTTAGGTTTAGTTTAGAGTCTAAAGCTAACTCTAATCCGTCATTTTTATCAACGAAGCCGTTGGCTATAATTCTGCCATCACGAGTAATTGAAATGGGTTCTACATCATCATAGTTAAACCCAGCCGCTGGGCTTAAATTATAAATATCTAGATGATATTCGTTATCGAAATTCTTTTGATATGGGTTAGCCTTTTTCGCCATCTTAGAGCCTTTTACCTGGTATAATCATTGATTATTACACATAAATATAAAAAAATCCCCCACCCTTTCAGGTGAGGGAAATTTTGTTATTTCCTGTAGTGAACTTAGATAACCAAGCCGACTACCGCTCTAGCGTCAACACAGACTCTGCCTTCCTCAAGGAAGCCATAGAAGCCTTGCTTCTCTTGACGCGCCACGAACTGATCATCAGGAAGAACATTGAATGTTCCGCCGCTTTCAGCTTGACGAGCCACAGGACGCACGAATGCATCTCTGCTTAGATCAACGCCTACGCAGATTTCGTCATCTGCATCAACGAACGTGCCACTGTCGCCGCCACCAATGATGGTCGTGCTAGCTGAGTCGATCAACGCCTTAAACAAGGTGTTGTACTTCTTAGCTGCACCGAGCTCAAGAAGCTCATGCAAGGTCACGCCGTAAATGTCGGCCATGCCGCCCGAATTCCAAACAGCCTCACGGGCTTGATCAGGAAGGGCAATAGGTCCAGTGGAGATGCTGCCAGTGCTGTTAACAGCATTGTAAGCAAACCCTCTGACTTGCTGCATGATCTCGGGGCTAACGAACATGTCGGTTAGACCCTTAGTGGACATGCCAGCAGGAGTTCCATTGTTGTAAGAAGTATTGATTCTCTTGATACGAGTCATCAATCTATTGATGTCGTGAGGGATGATCAAACTTTCGGTAGAACCGCCAACTACGTGGCTCAAGCTGTTAGTAGAAGCCTCTGCGAGAGCCTTAAGAATAACGGCCCAAGCATTGCGCTCCTGCTTGATAAGAACTTCATTAGACATTCTCTCAAGAGCTTTGCTCACGATGTCGAGACGGCCTCTGCGAGCGTATCTCTTAAGATAGCTAACAGCACTGTCCAAACGGTAAGTGGTGATTTTCAACTCGTTCATGCCTGAAACCTCTGAGGTGGGAAGACCACCAGCAACGGCTTGAGACCAAACGGTCACGTAATTTTGTTCCTCATCGTAGAAGAGGTCCAATGGTAGGCTAGGGCTGTCGTCCTCGTCAAATTCCATATCGGAATAGATAAGGCCAGCAGAGCCAGCTTGCATAAGAACTTCGCGAACAACAGGGCCGACAAATGCTGCGAAAGCCTGTGAGGCTTCGTTGGCCACAGCCATATCTCTCGATCCCATCGCTTTGATGAGTTCTACTTGTTCTGGAGTATTTTTAAGCTTTAATTTCATAATTTTAATTCTCCTTTAGATTAACCGAGTTCGAGCTTAATGAGGGCTGCTGAGTAGCTGGTGGAAGGCTTAGTAACACTAGCCAGTCCGCCGAGAGCCACACCGCAAGCAACAGCGCTACCAGTAGTAGAGCTGATGATACCTGCCGCCGCACCGTACAGAACGGTTCCCGCGTTAATTGTTGATCCAGTCCAAGCTGTCTCCGAAGCGTTGTAGAGGAAAACTCCTCTGCTTGCAACAGGAATTGCTTGACCTGGGATTACCACGCCCATCTCGGCGGCTTTACGAGGATTATAGAGAAGCTTTTCTCCATTTTCATCGACGTTTGCCATTTCCATGATGGTCATGCCTAAAGCGGCGTCACCAAGACCAGCGAGGTCTAGTTTGCCCTTGAGTGAGTATTGAGTCGAAACGACATTAGAGTAGCTGTTGCCAGTGTCGGAACCGAGATCGACGTAATCGTCGCTCCCGAGACCAGACCATTGGTTGGAAGCGTCGAGCTTCACCAATCGACCAGCATCAACAGATGTACCATCGAAGGTAAACAAATTGATAACGTCGTTTTCGTTATATTGTCTGAATGGATGTAACTTTGTAGCCATTGTATTTTATATTCTTGATTAGTTAACTAGTTATTCAAATCGAAATTATCGATGCTGAAAGCGTTTTTGTATTTTTCGTAAACAGTAGCTTCTTCAGCGTCTGTAGTAGCAGCGACTGCGCTGTCCTCTACTTCTGCATTGTCAATAGCTTCGTCTACTACTTCTTCTGAAGTCTCCTCTTCGGACTCAGACGCAACGACTTCTTCGATGACTTCGGCTTCGGTAGCTTTAGCTTCCTCTTCCTTTTTCTTCTCCACAGTCTTTTTGTCTTTATCTTTTAGAAGAACCTTCATTTTATCCCGATAGCCCGCAAAGTTTTCGTCGTCCAAATCCTTAACGTCTTTGGCGATTACCTCACGGTCTTCATCAGAAAGTTGAAATTCTTCGTCAAAAGATGCCATGCGCTCGTTGAATTTCTCCTGAGCGACACGATCTTCTTTTTCAGTTTCGAGCTCTTTTAGACCAGCGCGAACAGCTTCCAACTCTTTAGTAAGAGTTTCATGCTCTTCATTGAGAGACTTAAGCTTTTCTTCTGATGCTTCTAGAGCTTGTTTCTTTTCTTCTTGTTGAGTGCTGAAATCCTCAGAAGCCTTCTTAAGTTCATCTTGAATGAAATCATGAACGGCAGATGCTTCTAGCGTTTTCAACGACTCGTCATTGATGTCTTTTAAGCTTTCGATTTTCATAACCAATTGATTGTTATTATTTACATTGTTATCGTTAGATTGAGAAGTTTTTTCTAATTTTTCGCTAGATTCGACTTCTTTATCTTTCTCTACTAATTGCTCTTTCTCTTCCTTTTGGATCGCTATTCCTTTTACATCCGCCGCAGGGGTTTCTGTTAGGCCGATCCCAAGTGGAACAACTTGCTTTGTGACTCTGCGATATACGCTTCGTCCGTCTTCTAACTTCCCACTTCCCCCAAGAGCTCTTAAGGAGTCGCGAAATTCTTGTATTTTAGCTGGATCGCTTACAAATTCGGCATTTTCGATGTTTTTTTCTTCGCCTTGGATCACAACTAGGTCATAATCAGAGAAGCCAAGCTCCCAGCTAGCCGAAATCTGTTGGTAGTCTTCGCTAGTAGGGTCACTGGAGTTTTCAATCATGTCCGCAAGGGTCGAATTAACCACTTTCCATACAATTCCACCTAAAGTGATATTAAATGGAGCAGTTGTTTCGGCGGCTTGCTCTGCCGTCAATGCTTTGTCAGTTCCAAATTCACTGAATCCAGCGGTTAAAATAGCGCCAACTACCCTTTCCCTGTTGTGCTCAATGTTAATGGGTTTGTTGACAAAATTCTCATAAATTTCAATAGCGGTAGGAGTGTCGATTACGTCGCCATTTTTGTTTACCCTATTTGCTACGCAAGCATTGAACGCGATTGGCAATAGGTCGATGTTTTTTTCAGTATCTATATCTGGCACAAAATCGCCCACATCGACGAGACTTGCCATAGCTAAATACTTATCTTTTTCCTCTGATACTAGAGGCTTTATAGTTGAGCTAAATATCGTAGTATATTCCAATTTTTTTTTCCTTAACTAGATTTGTGGTAAAAAACAGCCAGTAAAGCGTGAGATGGAGTAAAGCTTTTACAGATAACGGGAGCCCCAGCAAGATTCAAACTGCCGCCAGCAGCCACCGTAATAGCATTCAGCGAACTGTCGTCTTCGAAAGTTAAGGTCACAGCGGAACTGTGGCCATTATGAGCACCCATAGCATGAAAAAACTTTCCGCTATCAGCCGAAACCTTAGCAGTTCCGCCGCACGCAATATTATTAACATGAAGATGGTTATTGTTCATAAGTTACCCAACTCTAGTCCATTTACCTCTGACTCTTACGTGTTTGACTTCGTGAGCGGGCTCATTCAGTTCGACTTGTTCATCGGCCTTTTTGACCTCTTTTTTATCGAGTTCATCGCCGTCCTTTTTTTGATCTTTATTCCAAAAAGTTTTCATAGTTTATTCCTCATTATTTTTACACACAATCTCTTGGTACGAGATAGCCTAATGTTTTTCCATAGTCTTAAAAGGCTGCGGCCTAGTTTTTAAAAAATCTGGGCGACCATCGTTATAATCATTATAGAATTCAATTTTTCTAATCTTAAATGGATGCTTCTTCTTGGCCTCTTTTGTCTCCTCGCTATCTTCACCCTTCTCTTTTGGGGCGTGCTCTACGGGGATTTTTTTAATTTCCTCTTCAGAGGGCATTTTAACCTTTGGATCAAGCGCCCATTGGATTTTGTGCTTCTCACAGAAGTTAATCATTCTTCTCACTGGAACAATAAGGTTGAATCCTTCTCCAGCGCCACGCACAAGCATCCCTATATATTTAGCATCTTTCTTCAAGTAAACGCCTCCACCCGAGGAACCTGGAAATGCCGTTACGGTAGTTTGGTCAAAAACATGTTTGTTTAAACTTTTTATTAGTCTGCCATGCTGAGAGTAGATTCCATCAGTCATTGAGTTCGCTCCCATCTGCCCTAAGAGACTGCCCACATGCATGAGATCGGTTCCGAGAGCTGGAATCTCTTTGTCCAAATGAAAGACCACAGTATCAGTTACAAAATTAAATTTACGCACGCGAAGAAGAGCTAGGTCGTGCCCGTCACTAGCGTCGCTATACTTTAAAACTTCCGCGTCCATCTGGAGTCTTCCAACGGTTCTTCCGTTTTGACGAATTTCTTTCACGATCATCGGGTCTTTAAACTCAACTAGGGTCTTGGGAGAGCCGTCCACCAAGACTTTCCTTTCAGACCTCAAGTTGTCCACTACGTGCGCGGCGGTCCAAACGAAATTAACCAAATGACCTTTCGAGTCTTTTCTGCTAAAGATAACTCCAGAGCCTTCTCCAGCGCTAAAATCTCCTTCCGCTCGAATTGTTACAGATACATTTTGTAAATGATCTGCCGCTTTTTGAGCGGGCGTTTTATCTTCAGCCTTGCTGGGCATAAGCACAGCAAAGCACGTTAATGCTGACACGATTATATTTTTCATAATTTAAAGTTTATACTAGTATAAAAAAGCTTGAGTCGGCTGGAAGGTTAGATATAGTTCATCTAAGGTTTTGAAACTGTAATGAAGGTTTTTAGATTCAACGAGCAGGGCCGCTTCTACGAAGTCTTCCTCTAGAGGAATCCAAAGGGCGGTGATTTCTGTGAATCTGTTGTAGGTTATATTTTGCTCGGCTTCGAGAACCTCTTTAAGCTTAAAGACTTTTCCAGAAACCATTCTTGAGTACATGTTGACTCTTGAAAAGGCCCAAATGGTATTTGATATACCTTCTGTTTTTTCGTACTCCGACACTGCGTTGCAGAAGACCTTTTTAAGCTGAAGTATGGTGACCTTTTTGGGGAATTCTGAATTGTGAGCTTTGACTTTTTCTTCTAGAGCTTTAACGATTTCTATTGAAAATGCAATGGCCTCGTCCTGCGTCGGTTCTTGACGAGGCTTAGCCTCCACGACAAAGCCTTCGTTTTTACGCTTTGACGCTTCTCCTGAAAGTACATAGTCTAAGTTATCCATAAAGCCTTATTAATATAAACTACACGATTTTACCCCTTTTTACTAAAAAAATATATTAAATTGCATCATTTGGGTTTCTGGGGGCGGGAGTTTCTCCTCTTTGCAATTGCTCGATTATACGTAGTAAATACTGCATGGCTTGCTGCTGCTCTATGAGAGTGTCTTCTTGGTCTCTTATTGTGATCCCTTGGTGGGTCACCATTGTCATAGCTTCGTTCATTCCATCCTGATTACTTTTCATAATCATCACGTTGTCGTAAAGTAGCTTCTGGTTTAAAGCTCTGAGCGCCGAGTTCTCAGTTGCCTTGCTCATTACAGAATACAACATGCCGACGAAAAGAATCGTGGTGACAACTTTCGTCCAGCCGCCTAGGTTTTTAAGTAACTGCATAAAGTTATTTACACAAAAAAAAGAGCGCCAAAAGGCGCTCAATTCTTATTTATGGATATTTATGATCAACCGCCGACATTAAGCTCTTCGGCTAATTTCTGCACAGACTTGTCCACTAGAGCGTGCTCTTCATAAGTTAGCTTGGATTGTCTGGCTAAATTAACCAGCAAATTGAATGACTGCTCAAGAGTCAGGTCTTTGGGCGCTTCCGCATTAGTTTGTTCGGGGTTTTGATTTTCTTCACTCATTGTTATTTAGTATAACAAGTAGGCTCCGAAAAAGCAAATTATTTTTTTAATTCTTTTTTGAGGTCTTGGACTTCTGCATCCAATTGTTTCACAGCGTTGAAGAGAACCCACATGATTTGTTGGGGGTCGTAAGTTTTAACGGCCTGTTCTCGTTCTTCTTCTGTTTTCTCATGATGTCCTCTGATTGAAATCATAGATTCGTCTTCTATTCCAATCTCCTTCATCACTTCTGCTACTTCTTGAGCAATGGCTCCGTAATATTTTCTTGGGGTTTTCGATCCGATCCTGTTGTAGCTTTTCGGCTCTAACAGTCTTACGAAATCTAACCCCAGTTCGAATGGGGAAATATTTTCCTTTAGTCTTCTGTCAGAATAAGCTAGAGTGGACATGCTGTACACTCTGTAAGCGTCAATTCGGGCGAAAGCGCCTACCGACGCGTTATCGTGGTCGCCTATTGAGCTATCAGATACGTAATTTATTAAAAGCGAGCCAGACCCAAACGTAGCTAGCGTCCCCTTCGGTACGATGTTATGCACTTTCAGAGAGAAGTTAGTTCCCGTGCCTTGATTGGTCAATTCCAAGCTCTGAGCACTCATCGTTGTCGCCCCAACAGTAGTGCATGTTAGACCAGCGATTGTTAAGGCTCCCCCCGATCCCCTAACGGCTATTGTATTTGCTGTTGCGGCAGAGCTTGGGGACCTAGTTGCACCGCTCCACACAAGCCCCGTAGCTGATGAGGCGTTTCCGCTGAGAGCCCCAGCGAAAGTGGTTGTAGATAAAGTGTTTGAGCTTGGGTTGTACGTAATCCCCGCGTCATACAAGACCTGCTGGGCGGTTGTATTAGCGTTGTCTAGGAAAGCTACATATTGGTCAGCGTTGGTGGCGTTAGCAGCGGCCACGACTTTCGTTGTGCTTGCAGCGACAGTTGCTGTCGCCGCATTTCCAGAACAAGCTGCCGCTGTGGTCGCAGTAGCAGCGTTGCCAGTTACGCTTATGGCGTAAGGCCCATTGCCCGTGAAAATAGTATTTATCCCCAGCAAGGCTAGCGCTTGACCCCCTGAAAACTCATGCAAAATATCACTGCCTGAAATCTTGCCTATGAACATACTCAAGCTGGAGCTTGTTGTGTTGTCGCTTAACACCAACTCTTTAATGTGAACTTGGCTGCTGGCATTTCTTGCGACTAAGTTGTTAGTGCTAGTTGCACTCGTAGACGGCAAATAAGTAGTTGAGCCAATCAGCAGTCCGCTGGATGTAGTAGCGTTACCACTCAGAGCTCCAACAAAATTGGTTGTAGCTAAAGTGTTTGAACTTGGGTTGTACGTTATACCCGTATCCATCAACAACGGAAGATTCCCAGAGCTGCCCGTAACGAAAGTAAGATATCTAGCCGAGTCTGTCGCGTTGGCAGCGATAGCAACGTTAGCTGCGTTTGTGGCGTTCGTGGCGTTGGCCACTGAGGCTCCAGAAAGATCGGCTGTTAGCTGCGTTGTTCCAACAGTGGCTTGGAGTTGCGTCGAGCTAATTCTTTGAAACTGAGTGAAAGATGCATTTGGTAACGCAAGTGTTTTAGTTGTGCCGCCGACTGTCACCGACATTGTACCGCCTGACTCTGTTAAGGCTGTAAAGAGACCAGCGGATTTTAAATATAAATTTAAAGTTGGAGTTGAAGTGCTCGTAGTTTCAGTTTGAGTAGTAAGACCCGCGTTTAAGTACAGCAGTCCATTTGTGGTTAGTGTTAAAGCTGAAATTCCACCTGATCCACCACCACCCGAAGTAGCCACTTCTTCAAACCCTACTATCAAGCCTTGTCTGTTGATTTTTAATCTTGGCGTATTAATGTCACTGCCAATAATTTTAACAGCGTTATTGCTAGGCTCGTCGGCTATATTGTCGCTAGTGGTTCCTCTAAGATCGGCGGGTAAATGAGAATTAAGTGTTGAGTCAAAACTAATGTTTGCACCGCCATTGAATGATTGAGTAATAGCGTCAATGTCGCCAGCCCCTGCGACGGATTTTCCTACGACTATGTTTCTTGCGGTTTCTAAAGTTGTAGCTGTACTCGCATTACCAACTAAAGCTGCGGTTACTTGATTAAATACTACATTACTGCCTGTAGCTACCGCTTGACCGATAGAAATTTCTCCACTACTTATGCCTATTCCAGTTCCCGCAGAAAAGTGAGCCCTAACATCAGAAGCGGAAGGACCAGCGTAAGTTATAACGCCTGTTGAGTTATTGTAAGCAAGAGAGCCATCTCCACCACTATCTGTTACCGAGATGCTACTTAAGGTTATAAAAGCTGAACTAGTATTTGAGTAATTCGATAAATCGTTATCTACAACAAAATCAATCTCATTATTGCTATCATCATAGGTTACGGTAATAAGTGTTTCTGTGTTACCAGAAAGCATAGTCCCAATAGCGTCTTGAGCCCTTTCGTTTGTAAAGTATAAATTACTAGAGCCCTCTGATAAATCATCTGTGTCGTGATTTGACAAAGTTGAAACAGTGCCTGTTACGTTTCCAGTAAGATCGCCAATGAACGCCCCTCTGAAGTTTGTAGCTTGAACGTCCCCATCTACCTCTAAAGCATAAGTCGTAGGTATTTTTTTCACCCCAACTTTACCGTCAGCTTTGATATATAATACATTGGTTACGCTTCTAGTATTAAAAGACAAATCAATATAACCATCAACACTAGTATTAACCGCCTTGATAGAAGCCATGATTGTGTCAGCACTTGCTCCCTGAGTAAACGCAATGCCACCGTAGTGAGCGGTGTTAGTCGTGGCTCCTTCTACGTTAAGAGCTAAATTAAATTGAGCAGCAGAGCCAGCCCTCGAAAGACCCATTTCGAAATCTTGAATTAAATTAGCGTCAATACCCACACCCACATGCCCCAATACAGGAGTACCCGCGTCGCTTCGAGCGAGCGTTAACAATTCTACATTTCTAATTTTAGTGGGCATTAAAACAGGTGTGGTATGTCGTCGGAGAAGTAGTCTCCCCCATCTGTGGTAAGTAAATTTAAATTATCATCAACCAAGTAATCAAGGATAAACAGCCCTTGACCTTCAGCAGCTATTACACTTCTAGCGTAATCGTAATCATTAGACATAGTAAAAGTAGTAGAAATAGTTTTATTACTTCCTATATCTGAACTGTACGCTGCCCCGTTAAATTTTGCCCCGAAGATGTTATACTTCATGCCTTGGTTGCCGTTGCCATCCATAAAGGCTAAAGAAACGTCGTAATCTTCATCTCTCCTTAAGTTATCTAAAAAGTTTCCCGATAGCTGGTAGTTTGCTCCGCTTTCGATCATGTCTATGGTCAGAGTAGATTTAAGCGGCAGAGTGAGGTTTCTGTCTGCGTAATACTTGTGCCCAATGCAGGAAAGATTTTCCCTATTCATCGGGATGTTTAACTTCATTGATTGGAAGATGTCCTTGTAGAAAAGGATGGGCTCATTTTCCGCATCTTTATAAACCTTAAACGAATCAACCCAAAAAACCAACCCCTGAGCGGAGGGAAAGAAAATGTTAAAGGCTTTGCTTGCGGTATTGGGGGCGGATGTAAGTTTTTTCCTGATTTGTATCTTGGTCCAAGCATTACCTATAAACTGACTCAAATTAAAAGTGTTCGGAATTCCATCTTGACTTACCTGAAGCAGTTCTCCTTCTGGTTTGCTTGTGTTAGCCTTAACGTAAAATTCGTAAGTATAATACTCTCCCACAACCATTTTCTCAACTGGCACAGTTGCGTAGGCCCCGCCATAATTACCGTTTGCGTGAATTGAAGAAGCTTGATTAACCTGCAAAGACTGCAAGCCTTGATATTGCTCAGAAGAAGTTAAAGCTACTGTGGCCCCGTGAAAGCCAGCAAAGTCGGTGGAGCTTTCCATGTCGTTCTCAATCAAGATATCTTCCTTAGCGGCTCTTTTGGAGACTGTTACGACTACATCGCTGGGCCTGAAAGTGTGATGAACGTCAAAATTCGGGTTGGTCCTATCGTAGTTCTTCGGTATAAGTATTTCTTTATCTCCGTATTCGACCTCTGCGTCTTTTGAGTTTATATAGGGGGTCATTATCCCAGAGCCAGAGCCAACGAAGATAACGTTGTCAGCGGCAAACCCGACGTCTACTTTGGGGTAGTTACCAACGGTAATGTCTAAAGCGTAGTTGTTGATATAAACGTTCTGGAAAATCAACAGTCCCAAATCATTTATATTTGGGGTTGCCATTTCGTTTGCCCTGCCAGATGAGATCAGGTCGGGGATTTCAGCGGGGCTAAATGCTGGAGTTGTTCTTACGTCTGTGCCTGACTTGTTTACCGCTAGGTATACATTCTGCCTCTTATTTCCACCTAAGAAGTCATAAGTAAATTCTTTATTGGGCGAGCTTGACGACCCACTCGTCATGACATTAAAGCCCATTTTCTTCTCGTTGTTTAGGCCTTCTAAAAAATAAGAAATTGTACCATTTACATCTGGGGGAGAGGAGAGAGTTTGAGAATCAAAGGCAGACTTACCGATTAAGCCTATGTCTTCCCTATTGGTGGTTATGTCGTAACCGAAACTTTGTACGCGATGAATTCTCTTGAGAACTTCGAAAGTGCCAGTGTTGCTGTCGGAAAGAGTACCAGTTACAACGGGGTAATTGCTTGCCCCGCTAGCTAACCCAAAGAATAAATCTTGGGCGTTGTATATAATTCTGTTTGCCATACATCACAACCTTAAGCCTTGCTTATAAAGAGAATGCTGGCTAGATAATCATCTACCTGATGTTTTGCAGCTATCTCTCTAACTTCGGCTATTCTTTCTGGGTTGCGATCCACAGGCTTTTTCACGTAATCATTTATCTTACCCTCCCAGTCGGAGGGGTCTTCGTTAGCGATGATAACGGAGCCAATCTCCTCCGCTACTTGCTTTTGAACTTTGGTGAGTCTTTTGATTTTGTGTTTTTTGCGTAGAGATGCTTCAACCATTTTGAACAACTTGGAAGCTTTAGTTAAATTGTCAGTTACTTTTGTCAAGCTGAATTCAGCCTTTGACTGTTCGCCTTTGCCCGCTGGGTTTTGCTCTGGAGTAGGCGCGCCTTCGCCCTCTGGCCTACCAGCTTCTTTTGTCTCGCTCATTTCAGCCTGATTCTTTCCGCCAATCAAGGGTTCGTAGTAACCCTGCTTTCTGAGTTCTTTAAATTCTTTTTGAGACTTGAGAGACATTTCTTTATCTGGAAGTCTGCCTGTATCGATAGCCTCAAGACCTTCTTCGGCGGTTAGGATGCCAAGCTCGATAAGCCTGTTGTAAATACGAAGCATATTCGTATCGTCCTGAAGGGAGATCCTGTCGAAGTAGGGGGTTGGATAACTTTTGAAGCCCATCGTCTTCGAGATTCGTTTGATTTCAGGAATTAAAAATTCTTCCATGAAAGAACTTCTCGCCTGTTGAAGCCTCGCTATGAATAAATCAATCTTTGCATTCTGGTTTGCGAAAGTGCTTTCGCCAACTAAAATATTGTTCAACCCAAGTTGGATATCTCTGTCTACAACTTCGTACTTTTTAGAGTCTAATAGGGAGCCAATGTTGGGAATAACAAACTCGGCCTTGGTGGTATAATCAGCGATAAGAACCCTGCCTACAGACTGATTTTGAAAAAGAGTCTGCATCGCTTCTAGGTTCTTTTGGTTAACGCCGCCCTTTTCTGGCTCAGACCCCATAGTGACGAGCAGTATGGCTTGCTGCATTGTGCGAGCAATTGCCATGTCCATTTTTTTCAACTCAGCCTTGTAGTTGATATCCTCAAGAACAGGAAAGCCTAGTGGGACGGAAAATGGCTCGTAATCCTGCTTCTTGTAAAAGACGGGTTTAACTTTGTCTGGATCAAGCCTCATCAATATAATTTTTGACTTTTTGTTTTTGCTGATCAAGGCTCTGGATTCAGGATCGAGCGATCTTAAAATTTCCTTGTCTTCTTCGGTCTGTGGGTTTTGGAGTCTAGCCAGCTCGTAATCTGAAAAGATTTTATAATAGTTACCATTCCAAAAAGCTGCTGAACCAGTAAGCTGAACGTCGGCAGGGTTGAGGATCATGTATCTAGCGGGAAGAATCTTGTCGCTTAATTCCTTCGCGCCGTACATCTGGGTGATTTTCAAAGCGTCTTCGTTCTTGAGCTTTCCGTCGAACCTGTAAACAAATACATTTCCAGAGCGATAATACTCTCTAAAGAATCTATCCTGAAAACCAAGTACATTAAGCTTCTTAAATAAAGCACTGAAAAAATCTCTAGCCTTTTTGGTTCCCCCCTTGAAATAAAGATCGCTGATCGAAAACTCAGTCATCAAATCGATCACATTCCTAAACGCTGCGAAATTATAATAAGCTTTTTGACACAGGATAACAGCGTCTCTTACGTCAATGTTGGACTTGTTTCCTCCCACGCCTGGGGTGAACTTGTAAGGGATAAGCCCGTCGTTTATGTTTTTGTACCTGTCCGTTCTCGGGATGTTGCCAGACACATTTCTTCTGGTTGGCACTGTGGTGGTGCTTGTGGTGCTAGCGAAGGATTCAGAAGCTTCGGATACCATCAACGGTACAGCTTGTTCCTCTTCTTTTTTACTTTTCCTTTTGCCTGTCATTGCTGTTTTGAGTTACACAATTATTGTATCATCATGGGCGAGAAAGTCGAATTTGCTTTGATTTCGCCCAAATCCATCATATCATAATAACACTTAACCGCCCAGTTGCCAAGCATTAAGGTGGTATAATTATCTTTTCTGGCCCTATTTGCTGAGGTGTTCCTCTTTAAGTGTTGGGGCAGATCAAACGTTTGAGTTCCTCTAGCGGTAGAATTGACCTCTAATAAGGCGCACTGTTTTTTAGTCTGATAAACCAAGTCGTCCTGAGTCTCTATCAAGTCTAGGATAGATTCCCCGTTGGGGTACTTTATATTAAGCCTCTTGCTGGACTCCCTTTGGAAAGCCGTGGGGTTGGGCGATATCCTAGAGCCAAACCAAACCCTCTTGTGATCGATACAGGCTTGCAGATGCTCGTTTGCGTTTCTTATAAAATTAGTGGTAAATACCTGCTTAAAACAAATAAAGCCCATTTCTTTATTGTATTGCCTTTTGGCGGTTTGCAGCATCTTTATGTAATCGTTCCCTTCCGAGTCGCTGTTGAAGTCAATGAACTTCATCGGCTTCTTTTTGAACTTGTGGTTTTCATTACAGCTATCCAAAAACTGATAACCAGCATTATCGATAACTATCATTTCTGGGTCAAAGGACTCAGTTAGGTAATCCATATAAGCTATGTGATCCTTTAAGTCTCCACCAGCAACCGCGTAACTATGGACAAGGGTGGCGGTTTTGTTCTCTTCGTCTAATTCCATGACAGTCATGGCAAAGTAATCTGAACTAGGGCTGTTGGAGAAGGAGGGGTCAATTGCAATTATATACTTAGCCCCGCCTGAAGACAATCTCAGAGAGGGCTCGTCTCCATCTGGCACTGTACACAAATGCATTTTCTTGGCGCTAAAGTAGGAGTCGCTACCGTCCGTAAACTGAGCGCAATATTCCCTTTGGAAAGACGAATTCGATACTCCCCCGCTTTGAGCTTCCTCGATGATAGTTGGATCGATCATCTCTTCGGGCAAAGCCTCGTATCCCATCTGGGAGATGAAGTAAGAAGCGTCTAGTTTATCTTTGCTGTAGATTTTCTCCATCCACTCTTTGTAGGTTTTAAATAAATTCTCGAAAGTATAGCTAGCAGAAGATAAGGCTATCATTTTAGAGTTATTTTCGAATTTGATTCTATCCTCCTCCTTCATGTTGCCCTCGTCTATGAGCCTGTTCTCTATTTCTCTTATCTCCAATCTTTCTTTCATGTTTTGGGGGGCGACCAAGAAAGGCATGAGGACGGTTTTGATAATATCCTCTGGAAGCAGTAGATACTCATCGAGCACAAGAACGTTGGCGCGGAAGCCTCTAATTTTTTCACCATTAAGGGGGATTGCCGTAATGGTTCCTCCGTTTATGCTCCATTCAAATTGATCATTGCGTTTGGACTTTGCGTCGAAGCATTGCGATAGAAGCTCTGCGCCCTTAGAGTCTACTAGTTTCTCTAGGTTGTTGAAAATAAACCTCGCAGTACGAAACGTCGGGCCAGCAATGAGTATCTTAGTGCCAGGTTCGAATATACATTGGAGGAAGCAGAATACAGAAGCGATGAAAGTCTTACCGCAGCCGCGACCCCAAACGCACATCGAAAAATTACGATTCATCAACCCCTTCAGGGTGGCCTCCTGATAAGCTGCAAGCTTAATCCCAGAAATGAGTTCAGTAGTAAACCCCAAGTTGGCTCTGAGAAATTTAGCCAAAGAAACCCTAGCTTCTTTATCTCCAAGCTCACCCTTTAACGCTAGAAAGTCTTCATTGAGATTCTTGAACTCTTTATCGTATTTTTTTGGGCTATACCACATTATAGTTTTTTCGTGTCATACGCTAACTGCAAATCAATCTCCTTAAACAAGCAGCCAGAAGTGAAAATTTTCTCGACAGTCTCTGCGGCCTTTACTCTGCCCTTAACAAATAAGAATTGTATAAAGGGGTAAGTCTGCCCTAGTTTTCTTACGTTGTGGAATAGATATTCTGGTGTTACCCTAGTGCCTTTTTTGTAAATGTGAGGTAAGTAATTAAATGACAAGCAGTTGGTGAGGGTTTCTTCCACGAGGACTACAAAACCAGCATTCGCTTGCTCCGCACGCTCGATCTCCCTACAGAATCTGTCGTATCCACCGCTGAGAGTTCCGATGAAATCGCTCGCAGACTTTCTCTCTATGTAACACTTGCAAGACATGTCTTCGTCGCTAAAAGCGTAGTCGCCAAACTTTAAAGTCCTGACTTCGGTTTCTATGCCTTTGAAGTTTAATGGCTTTTTCTCTCTTGTGTCTATGTATATTTTACAATTGGGCTTGCTGGGTTCTGAGCCGTGGATAACCTTATCTGAGTTAGCGTGTTTATTTTTAAAGCCAAGCTCTTCGCACAACTCGTAGTAATCACCAAATAAATCATTGTAACATTGAATTGGGGGGATAATCAATGTTCTTAGTTCGACCTGGGCGGGGGTATATTCCAGCTGCTTCTTCTCTTTGCGCTTTAGGAGCAAATCTTTACAGTAAGCCTTAGCCTCTTCCTTCGGAGCTTCGGACATCCATTTCTTTAGGTTCGTTCTTGTGTTAAAGTCGCTAGAGAAATATTGCTCTTTGGATTTAAATTTAATTATTTTTTTGTCCTGCTTGTCGTGCCTTGGGTACTGAGACTGATAGTACTCCACGACGCGCATATCGTGAGCCTTGATGTGTGCGTGCAGTTTTCTGTCCGATTCAAATTCTTTTTCGCAAACTTTACAATTAACCATTTAATACCTCGTCTTCACTTATTCCCATTATCCTAGCCTTAACTTCTTCCATAGATGATAGCTTTTCAATCTCCTTCTTAACAGACTTTTTTCTTAATTCTGCTAGTTCTATTAATTTTTTCCGAGACTCTTCCTCTTTCCACATCTGGACTAGGTGAACGAGACTCGCGTTTTCCTTTATTTGGCTTTTCAGCTTGTCGCTTCTCTTTTCCTTTAGGTCTCCAAGTAGTTTTTGCTGACGGCCTACGCATTGATTATATTCGGTTTGAGCTGAGCTAATTGCCTGAACTAGCCCCATAGCCAAACGTCTTCCTTCCGAGTCTTCAGCGGCGTTGTCGAGCAATTGCTGTAGTCTCTCTGAGCGCGCCTGAATGCTAGAGCCGATAACAACTTCAGTTGCCAGCACGATGTACTGATCGACCTCTTCTTGAGACAAATCTGGCTTGTCATATGTATATCTTACAAAGCTTGATTCGAATAGGCCTCGGTCACTGTTGCTTTCGTATGTATTGATTTGGTGAATGAACCTGTAAGTATTCACATACCCCATAAGGGTAGAGATTTCTTTCTTCTGTCTCCCTGTTATTTTTTTCTTCTCAATCTTTTCGTGGATATATTTGTTGGCCAGCAATAGGGTCTTATCAAATGTCTTGGGGGGAGTATGGCTCTGCTCTGGGATATCTTCAATATCTTGGTGAACTATTTCTTGAGGCAAGGTCTTTAAGTACTCGTTGACCACCCTGACTTCAGCGTGCAAGGGTGTTAGCGTGTGATCATCGAATACGATTCTGCCCAAATGGGTTGCGTTCATGGTAGAGGCATTGTTGCTTATGAACTCTTTGTGCTCTTCTGTTAGCTCGGGAGCTTCCTTGGGATGGTAAACATGAGCCCCGTCCGCCTTGACCCCGAACTTGGCAAGATACGCTTTAAGCTCTCGCGCCTCTTTGCTTCTGCCGTCTAGTGAAGAATTACCTGGGTAAGCTGCGCTGATTAATTCAGCTAGCGATGGGGGGTCCTGATCGTTTGCTTCTCTTTCCTGCCATAATTGCAACGCTACCAGATGTCTTTGCTCTATAGTTAACTCTGACATATTAAAAAATATCTATACCATTCTTATCCAGCTCTTTCTTGACTTTGACCAATATAGACTTTTTGATGTTCTTGATTTGCTTATAACCAGGCTGTCTATTTTTTTCTGTGGTTTTATATCCCATCCTCTTGGCCACCTCTTCTTCCTCTAGGTTCTCTACGTAAAGCAGTTCGTAAACTTGAAGCTCGTTAGCTTTCAGGACCACTTTCATCTTCTCGTGCAATTTAACAGCCGCTCTCTCTACGTCAAAAAAGTCTGAGGACATAGACGAAACCTCTTTAGTGTGATTCTCTAGGGCCAACGGCAACTTAGCGTCGTGGGCTCGTTTTTTTGTTTTTTCCCATTTTGCGTATAGGGGGCATTTGGAGTCTTGATCAACATATATAGAACAATGGTTAGAGCCTTCTGCGGCAGCGCATTTTAGGCAGGGTCTAGTAAAATTGCCGTAGTTGTTTCTTATTAGGTTTTTGATTTGATTGGATATGATCCTGTTTATCCAGGGGCTAAGGGGCTGAGATGGGTCATACATCTCCCATTTTTTAAATATGTGAATCCTTAGTATTTGAGATACATCATCGAAATCCATCCAAGCTAAAGCCGTAAGATTCCACTTGTTCCTACGTTTTCTAATTTCTTGGTTAATTGTGTCAATGCTATCTTCAAACTTGGGCCGTTTTTTTTCTTCGGGCATTAACTGCTTCCCTTCGGCCTGATAGAGCCGCCCTCTTTTGTCAGGTCGCCTAAAGCGTCCTTTGACGGTGGTGGGGCAGGAATTTGGTCTTCTTCTGGAGACGTTAGGGTCCCAGCGATTTCTCCCAATTTAACCCCCCTCACTCTATCGGTTTGTATATCCGCTTCGATTCGGGTGATATTTGGAATAGACTGGGAATCTTCAGAATCTCCATAATCTAGCTCTAAGGCTGAAATTTTTGGCTTTACCTCTGCTTTTGGCTTTTTTTGAGGCTTGACGCTGGCTTTTGAGCCGTCTAGTGAAATTCCACAACTATTGCAGAATTTAGGTTTTTTGGAGCCGTAATTATTGGGCTGACCGCATGATTGGCAATAAATGTTCATAGTAAATTATATTTTTTTGGAGCAAAAAGTCCATTTTTAATGTAATTAGGTATACACATGAAAAAGCCTTTCGTATTTAGAACCTATGACGGAAAAGTGAGATACGAGGTGATATTGAAAAAGCCACCCAAGTGCTACAACGCTGTCGGCTTATGCCTCGATCCCACTGAAAGTGACCCCAAGATTTTGGTGAACCCCAATCAGACCGAGCGCCAATTAATGAATACTATAATTCATGAGTTTGCCCACGCCTTTTTTTGGGATTCTTCCGAGCAGAACGTTTCTAAGTTTGGCAACATTGTCACTAGATATCTCTACTCCCAAGGATGGCGTAAGCAAAAACCCAAAAAGAAGAAATAGATATAACTCAAACATACCCACGAACTACTGTTCGTGTTCCTTGTTCGTAATTATAAATAATTATAAACAATTGATTTAAAATTGGGGCTACGTTATGCGGTGTGGCTAATTACCCTTCTTAGCTTCGTTAAGCTTCTTGATCAGGAACTTGACCAGCTCAGAGCGCATGATGTCTTCCTCACTGAAAGTAAAGTGGTAAATACCATGCTGTAAAGAGTCTTCGTCAGAAAATATATCAGCAAGATTTTCATATCCACCAGTTTTTTCATGACCCTTGAGGTCTGTCTGCATTGGGTCAGCAAGAATGAAAGCGCGACTACCTTCACCCAAGCGAGTGAGAACAGTCATGATCTCTTTCTCTGTCGAATTTTGAGCTTCGTCCAGTATAACGCATTTAGCCTTCCAGTTCATACCTCGTGCAAAATTAACTGGGAACATGGAAACTCTGTGTTCCTGCTCTAGTCTTTCGGCACAGCCTGGTGTCAAAAGCTCAAGTAATTTATCCAAAAAGGGAAGATTAAAGAATTTTAACTTTTCATCTGCGTTACCCGGCAGATAACCAAGACTCTTATCTGAGGACTCTACCGCAGAGCGCAAATACATAATCTCTTCAATTGATTTAAGATTAAGTAGTTGAAGGGCACAGTAAGTCGCCAGTAAGGTTTTCGAAGTGCCCGCAGGGCCACTTACGAATATTACCTTGGTGAGCGGATGTAAAGCTATCCTAAAAAAATCTTTTTGTTTCTCAGTCCAAGGAAATTGATTTATTCTGATTTGTCTTTTGATTGGGTTTTCGGCAATGAACTTATTTTCGTTATAGTTGTCTTTGCTGACTTCTTCAGCTAGTTCCTTGCCGCCTCGGATTTTGATAGGCTTCGAGCTGTTATGTTTCATAACTTAACTACGATTACACCCTTTCTCAAGATTTAGTGTAAAATTATACATGAGAGTAAAACCTATACTCAAGATGTGTGCTTACGTAATTTCTTTTTGCACTTTGTTCCTTTACTCTGGATGTGGAGCTTTGAACCAAGGGACATTTGCCAAAGACGAAACGGGCGCTTATACTAGACATTTTTGGAGTTGTGGTCCCAAAGCTATTTCTGACGTAATGCATCAATTAAAAAAATCTTATCATTCTGATGTAGAGATAAGTAGAGAAATTCAAAAAAATGGAAACATCCGCCGATTCACCCTATCGGTGTTCAATCAAAGGGCTATGGCTATCACTTGGCCATCAGAGATTAAAAAATATTTTCATAAAAGAGACCTTTTTTTAGTTAAAGCAAATTTTAATTCATTAACAGAAAAAGACTCTGCAATAATTCTTATCAAAAATGGTTTAACTTATCATTGGATTACTTTTCCAACATATACGAAAGAACATATACAAAACTTCTTCGGAACTTCAACAAAGATCGTAGAAACCTATTTAATAAAAAAGAGAGCCGCGAAGTAATTACTCAACACGACTCTCTTCAAAACACGCCGTTGCGGCGCGTTTTGTTACTCAGTTGATGCGGACTGAGCAGTTACCTCCGTAAGAGGAACGTCTTCTGGAGGAGACATTACCTCAGACTGAATCTGCGTAAGTGAATACACAGTGTATCCAGTGAAGGCAAAGTTAAGGGTGATCAAGAGCAAAACTGCTCTAGCGTAAATCGTCTTAACAGTTGTGAACTTTTCGCCGAGGGAAACCTTGGTCTTAGCGCTACGTTTAGTAGCTTTTTTCTTGGTAGTACTTTTACTCATAGGCCAATATCTTAATCATATACTGTAGTTTGTCCAATCATTTTTTACTTTTTCTCCATCTAGCTCTTTCAGCCACTTAAAAACACTTCCTTCTTCATAATTATCGATATTTATAAAGGGTACGTCTGCTCCAAGGGCTCTTGAGGGCATATAGGTGGTCAGGGCCATAACTTTTTCTCTTGGTAGGCATGATAACGCAGCGTGAATGTTGCCAGAGATGACCCCTATGAAGGCATGGGAGGCTTGAAGTAAGGAAAGTAAATTATCAGCGTTGCATTGTACCCCCCTTACGTGGGCATTCATCCATTCAAAATTTTGGTTTTCTGGATTTGAGTACTTGTGTTCAAAATGTGTTTCCATTGGAATCAGCCCCGCTTTAATAATCTCGCTCCAGATTTTATGCGCCGTTTCCTCTCTTCCTACCATACCGAAGGCCGATGGCCCCCAAGTGCTAAAGAAATGCACTGTAACTAAACGTGGGCGCATTACGGGTATCTCCTGATGAGGCTTGGTAAGTGGATCAAAGCTCCCAACCTCTTCTAACATGCAGTTTTCAGCTTTGCACATTTCGCCCTCTCGATTCTGCGTATATTGAATACCAAAAACAAAATCATAATCACCAATAATCTCCTCGGCTCTATCTATCAAATCATATTTCTCATAATCTAACAAAAATTTTTCATATCCCATCGCTCTGTCTAATCCATAAACAAATTCTATATCAGGATATTCCTCCACCAGATACTTGTATACCCCTCTGAATCCCAAAAAGTCTCCTAATCCATGCAAAAATAATAAAAGCACCCTTTTAGGGTCGTGTTCTTCTATATAGGAAATGATATTCTGCTGCGTTTCTAAACAATTGATGATTTTCATTATGCCCGTCCTGGTTTTTTCCTAATTACTTTAATTGATAGTTGTTGATTTGTCTAAATGGTTTGAAATAGGGGGGGCTTTTCCTCGGGGAGATTGATGCTGAACACCGCCCCCCAAAATCTTTTTGCCCCAATCGAATCGGGTTTTGAATTGGGGGTGGCACATAGGGGTGGTATTACGCCGCGCTCACCCTAGGGTTTGGAAAAAGGTGGAGCGCGAGAAGGGAAAACGACTAAAACCTTCCCGCGCCCCGTGTTTGTTAATCGCGCCTCAAATAACTATTAAATTCGTCACTTTCTGCAACGCGCAACTTTTTTGCTTGCGGGTAACTAAAGTCCTTCTTGTGAACGTAAGTAACCACCCGCTGGTCGCTGATGGTTCCAACGACACGCTCAACCCTGTTGCTTTCCTCATTGAAATACAATGAGCCATTTCTAATCTCTTTCATCTTCATAGTTTTGTTTCCTTTACTTTCTTTAGTTTACTTCAACCTTGATTGTGATACAAGGTTAAACTTTGCGAGTGGGAGGAAATTCATCCTCGAAGAATGTCAGCGCATCATCATTGCTATGAATCACGCGCACGTTAGCCATCACATCCATAACCTTGAAGCTTTCAAGAGTTACGCCGAAGTCGTCGAAGGTACGGTGACCGATGACCGAGTGCAGTACGCCCTCGATGGTCATATACTTTTCGTCTGTGTCTAGTGTTGCGTTGATGTTTCTCATTTACTTTACCTCCTCGAATACTGGGTTGCTGCGATGCCCTTCAGAGTAAGAGGGACACATCGCTGTGACTTCTTCCGTGCCTGTCTGTTCGTAGGTCTTGCCAACGGTATAGTCAAGCCAACCGTGTGACACTTGCTGGTCACCGATGTACTTGACAGCATCCATCTTGGCTTGCTGAAAGGTCATCGTGCCAACTCTGGCCCGTGTGCTAAAGTGAGCGCAAGCAGAATCAAATCCGCTGAACTTGTTTGTGTGACGAAATCCCTTTGCGTGGATCTCGGTATAATAATGTTGTACGTCTCTCATAATCGTTTTAGTCTCTGTCGCTGATGGTTAAGGTATCGCCTTCGCGGGTCATCCACGAGGGAAGCACTTCAGGGATTGAGATAGCAGGGTCGTTGACCTTGTACTCGTGTCCTTTGTCGCTCCATACGAAGCGCACGATGATGCTTTCCTGCTCACCTGTGCGAGCGTCTGCTGTGATTGCTGTGATGGTTCCCAGCACACCGTAGCGGCTTACTGTCTGTCCTATGTTGTAGTTGTTTTTCATATTCTTAATTTGTTATGCGTATAGTATAGCACACTAGGTAAGACATCCGCTGTCCCACCTAGTAACCTTTCTCAATAAATCTTTATGCATCCGAGCCACTCGCCCGTTGTGGTTTAACAGTACAACGCCATTGACTGGCTTGCGTGGGTCGAGGTCGCGCACGATAACGCCGCGCCATTGTGGGTTGTCTCTGTGGTGAACTAATGTTCCTGCTGTCATTGTCGCTTTCATTGTTAGTATTAAACCATAAATAGCCGCAAAAGTAAAGATAAATCCTGGGTAAATGTTCACAAAAAAACTTACGATTGTTGGTAAATAAAGCTTGACATTTGGCCGGGCAGCCCGGCAGGAAGTCAAGCATAAAATGTCCACAATGCGCAAATAAATGTTGATAACTTGGTGCGATTTTTCTTGTAATTCAGTCGCTGCTATGCTATACTTTCCCTATTGAAAGTGAGAGACGAATGAGAACTGAACAAGAAGTACAAGAAGAGCAACGCAGGGCCGAGGCCCGTGTGCAACGCTGGAACGAATCCGTGCAACAAGTGCGGGAACTCGCCCGACAATGGCAACGGGATAACGCCCACCTCGGCCCTTTCCTCCACCCTGTAGAGGATGAAGAAAGTTAGAGGGTAGGACGGCAGATGTCCCACCTCTTACGCTATAATAGACTTATGATAATTGAAACAGATATGAAAACAGAAACACTATTTGAAGTCCTCACGTTTGATGGGGATGCAACCCTTGGCTTTATCAAGGCATACGATGTCCCACACGCTAGGCGTATTGCTGAAAGGCTTTACTGCAAAGGCGTAAAGATCAAGCTCATTGGAGAAGGTAGCAAGGGCACAAGAGTGCTAACCTACGAAGAAAGTATGGAACGATAAAAATTCAACAGAGAAGGATTAAAAGATTATGAAAGGACTCAAATACACAATCAACTTGCGCAACGGACTCACGTTCAACACTTGCGGATTCGACAAGGCAGGTGCGCTTAAAAACTTTAAGATGCACCACCCCGTATACGCTAACGAAAAGGTTTACCCTATCTGGTACATCCACAGCACAGGAGAATGGGCCTAAGACTATGAAAACAATCAACCTAATAATCGCATCGCTACTGCTCACCACCCTCGCCTCTGCTGAGCTTACGCCGAAGGATCGCAGGGCTTTACTGCGCCAGCCTTATACTGGCATTGACCCCTGCTCAGTAGTGCGCACCTATGACGGGTGGAAGATACGGGGCGATATCTTTTTCCATAACAGAATCGTTAAGCATTTAAAGATCATTGAAAAAGGATCTCCCTATATGTACGCAGTTGGCCAGCGGGGCGTTAAGTCAATCATCCATAACTGTGATCCAAAAGTTAATAACGCAGGATCAGTTGCTTGGCCTTCTGCTGCTAGTATAGCCATTGGAGATAGGAATTTAAGCCACGGGCTAACCTCAACGGTGACCGTTTCACTATTGCACGAGTTTAAACATTGCGACACTCGCCACACAGGTGAAGGCGCGGCCCAATGGACGGCAGTAGTCTACGGCAGAAAGTGCGGGATTCACCCCACGCTTATACGCTATCGCAGAGGGATGGGGTTAAATCTTGGATACTCTCAAGCAAAATGGGATTCACAATTTAAATAAGTAAATTAATATGAAATCACTGCAAAACATTACCAAAGAAATTGCTTACTATAGAGGTAAGGAAATCACTCACGGCATTGGCTATTCCAGTTTTATGATTGAACACAATAAGCTTTTAAAAAAATATAAACGGAGCCACAGCGGCAATTCAAGTACTGGTTTCGAGGTTGAGGCAGATTTTCAAACGTATATCGGACTCGCCGCCGAATGCTCGCACGCAGCTTGGGACGCTGTTGCGGGCAATGGTGAAAAGTGGGAAATCCGTACTCGCGATTTTACTCTGCCCTCCTCGACGGTATGTTTTGTGAATTCGAGTGACGCAATTCGGAGGCTGGACGGCCCCGAAGTAAACAAGGCGATTGAATTTAAATGCTCTAAAGTGGATATGTTTCTTATATGCGACACCTCGCTAGTGCGTGAAAAGGGACTGCTTGAATGGTGGGAGATTCCTAGTAAAGTAATCCTTGAATTGTATAGACGGGACGAATGGAAGCAGACGGTCACCAAAAACGGCTCCTTGCGGAAGGCACATCCGCGCGTCGGTAAGGACTGTTGGATTAAATTGCTTATCTCCTCGCGGTTTCACAGCACTATGAGTTATCTTTTCAACAAGTAAAAACCCCGAAGACTGTTAATAACTTTTCCTTGACAGGCCGCCGGGCTGCCCGGCCAAATGTCAAGAACTAAATACTCACAATAGCAAAATAAATGTTAATAACTTACCTGGTTTGTGCTCGACTTTTCTGTTTTTCTGTGATACAATCTTTATATTGAGAGTGAGAGAAACAAGATTATGAACGAAGAAAACAACAGAGAAGAGACATTCACATTCGGGCCTTTCGAGGTTACCGTTCACCCCGCAACCAACGAAGAAGATGAGTGGGTTGAGGTTTGCGAAAGTTAAAGGGTAGGACGGCAGATGTCCCACCCTCTATGCTATAATAGACTTATGATAATTGAAACAGATATGAAAAACAAAATAAAAACCTTCAACGTAGAAACCGAAGGCCGTTATGGCCAGCTCGGAAATTACATCATCGAAGCCCCAACCTTGGAGATTGCCACCGCAAGAGCCAAGTCGGCAAACCATTACATTTTTGACATATCCGAAGTGCAGGAGAGCACTCAAAAAATCGAGGATAACTTTTCAGATATGATGCCCACCTCCGAAGAGTTTTGGTATGACGCGCAGCCAGAGGCTTATGAGCCAAGCTGCTACGATGGCACTTATTCGGAAATGTAAGAGATTTAAAATTATGAGTATGACATATAACAAAAAGATGGAGCTACTGGCTCAAGAGATTTACGCCAAAGGTGTGAACAAACAAACACACTACGACACGCCGCAAGGCAAAGTCGCATATCCAAAGGTTGACTATGATAAACTTTGGAACGTGGAAGGTTATTATAATGATGATGAAGGCAACGACATCAGAGACAGAGACTAGATTATGAAACAGTACGAAGCAACCTACGAAGACACCGATGCCAACAACTTGAGCCAAGGCAAGGTGACGTTACACAGACGCAGCACTGACAAGCGGGTGAAGCACCCTATCGCAATGGGAACGTATCACATTATGAATTGGCATTCATTTGATGACGAAGGCGCGAGCCTTGAAACAGTGCAAGTGTGGAACCCTATCACCAAGAATCTGTTTGAGATTTACTCAAGCGACGAAGGTGAGACATTCGCATTTGATATGGTGGAGGCATAATGATTATCTTAATACTTATTGCCGCCATTATAATACTAGGCTGGAACGTTGACGACTACATCTGGCGCGATTAAATGCAAAAATAAAGCTTGACAACAGGCTGCCGGGCTGCCCGGCCAAATGTCAAGGCTAAAGTGAAAAAACTTTCTTTTTTATGACACAATTGGTGATCGACTTTTACGATTTTTTCAGGTATACTATTCGTAATGAAAATGAAAGACGAAATGAAAGACGAACTTTTTGAAGTAAGAATTGCCACGTGGAGCGATGGCACTACCACCACCACCCACATCAAGGCATTTGACTTGGCACACGCCAAGCGGATTGCCAAAAAGAAATGGGGAACCACAAGGGTTCAGCCGATGGAAGGACGATTTGAAAGATTCAAAGAATTTAACAGGTAGGACGGCAGATGTCCCACCTCGTATGCTATACTAGACGCAGTTAGAAGATAAAGATTATGAAAAACAAAAATGAAAACACAAACGAGCTAACCTTCAGAGGTTGGCACAGCGACGAAGACGAAACTTTTACAGGTGTCCGAAACGATAGCTTCGGCAATGACTGCCGAGACCACGACCAAGACGCTTGGAATTTTGAAATTGACGAAAGTGATTGCTGGAAGTAAAGAATATGAAAACGAAAACGATAATGATAAGCCCGACGAGCAAAGCAAGCCGACCACAACCACGCAGACGATAAGAAAAAGAAAGTCACAAGGTAGGACGGCAGATGTGAATAACTTTTCCTTGACAAGTAGCCGGGCTGCCCGGCCAAATGTCAAGGCTAAAGTGAAAAAACTTTCTTTTTTATGACACAATTGGTTCTCGACTTTTTCGTTTTTTTCAGTTATACTATTCGTAATGAAAGTTAAGAACGACATTTTAAAACCCTTATTCGACTTAGACGGAACCCTCATCAAAGAGGTGCGCGGCTCCAAGCGTTTGTTTGATTTCACCAACCCTAGCGCGATCCTTAACCTAGAGGAAGAGGATCTCACCCCATTGGGCGTGCTGGTTCGCGATAGCGGCAAAGCGTTTGACATCTTAACCGCTCGCGGAGACTTAAGCGCGCCGTTCATTCGCCTCGCCCTGTCGATGCTCGGTTTCAATGTCCGCAACGTGTTCACCGTAGGCGTAGACATCAACCAACCCGCCGATTGGGCTAAGGTCAGCAGCAAGAGCGTAGTGGCAAAGAAGCAAGCCCTCGTGCGCGAGTTGACTCGCAAGCTGGTAGACAATGACCCACGCAACCTCGAAGGGCTTGGCGAACTGGGTGAGCTAGTGAGTGAAGACCAAAAAGAATTTGATAGGTAGGACGGCAAATGTCCCACCCAGTGTGCTATACTATACACAGTAAACGATTAAAGATTATGACAATAGAAAACCAACAAGTAAAAGTAGGCGACGAAGTTCGCGTAGGAATGCAACTAATGATAGTTGATGAAATCACAGAATTTGACACCGTGGTTGTGATTGACCAAGACGGTGAAGAGTTAGAACTAACAGAAAACGAAATCGACGTTTACGTTGACCGTTCGAAAGTGAGTTAAAACATTATGCCTTTCACATTAAAAGACGCAATCAAAACGTTCGGGCGCGAAGTTTATCGAAATCTGCGCTATCGCGACGAAGTGGTTTACTCCGTGCGTAAGAATGGCCTTGTCGAAGGTACTGCCCTATGCGTTGTTATGGATGGCAATACCAAGTACCCCGTGAAGTTTGCTGTCGGGCCAAAGGGCAACCAGCGTGTGCGGGATGAAGGCCGCAAGAATGTTCACGCGGTCATTCGTGGGTGCATCATCAATGCTGTGTGGCGTCACGACGATATGGACGAAGAGGAATTGGATCACGCTACCGCCGCCGCTCAATCCTTGAAGCATCGGGAAATGGATGTCAGGGAAGGCTATGAGTGGAAACAGATCACTTATGATCCCAAGGTCTATCGTAACTTCGTGAGCTTCACCCACTATAAGGGTGACAAAATAAACCCCGCGCGTTTAAGCACGCGCATTGATCCTATTTATATCGCTCGCAAAGTTATTATCGCAAGAGAATGCTGGGCGCAAGTGCCAAAAGAATATTGTAAAAACTAAACTTTGTTCTTGACAAACCGCCGGGCTGCCCGGCCAAATGTCAACCCTTAAATCAAAGAAGTTATTCACACCCCTACCATTCGGGGTACTCGTTGGCGTCGTGCCAAGCGTCATCGGCGGGGGAGCCATAGCCGTCCTCCTCGTAGTTGCCGCAGCAACCGCAGCAAGGCGCGTCCTCGCAGCGTCCATAGGCCTCCTTGTGCGTGGTAGGCTCAGGCTCGTTGGCCCAAGTCGCTGGCCCCATATCCTCGGTGTAGATTTCCTCGCAAGAGATGCGAGCGTCGTGGTTGTTGTTGTCGTTCATAATTTAAAATTGTGTCGTGGTACTCAGCCCCACAACTGGCCTTGTCCTGCGCTTCAGATCCTGTCAGTCCACGCTGGGCGGTAAAAATTGTGGTCACCTCGCTGGATGACTGAGTCTTTTGGTTAATTTTACATCGTTTGGTCTCTCACTTTCTATGCTTATAGTATAACAGAAAAAACTAGGAAAGTAAAGCACTAATTTAAAAAGTTATTCACACCCTAATACCAGCGCGAAATCCTTACCCTGTACGTGCTGCCAGTTGACTTCATTCCAAGGCAACCAACCAAGCCAGCCATCCTGCGAGCGAACAAGCAAATGCAAATCGCTGCCCAAGTCAGGACAATTGCCCGACTTCACCGCCCGAAAGTCTGGGCCGTGTTCCGCGATGCGGTTACGGGTGCGGCGGGTGGCTTGGTCGTTGGCTTTAAGGGTCACGTTCATTTTCAACATACGTATATTAAACCATAAATCCCGCGAGATTGCAAGAATTAAATTCACGAAGTTATTAACACGTTGGGCATAACTTTGTCTTGACTTTTTGGCCGGGCAGCCCGGCAGGATGTCAAGCTTTTTCTTTCCCCTCTCCTTATTAGCGAGGTTTCGCTTTAGCCTTCAGTTTTCCCTTATTAGTTGAGTTTCGCTTTAGCCTTCAGTTTTCTAGAGTTTGTAAAATGCGTGGTTTCCAATGATTCGGCTTGGGGTGATGCGTACTTTGATGGGTACTTGGTTTTTTCTTTTAATAGTCTTATAAGCCCAGTAAGGCGGTTCCGACATTGCTTTCGTGCTATAATAATGATTAGCGTCGCCAGTGAAGCTGTGAATCAATCGACCACCCGCACAAATGGCTCGCGCCAACTGCTTTGCATATCGCGCTTCTACCGTGTTCGCCTTGAGTAGCCGCTTCATTAGGTTGAGATACTTTTCCTGCCCTTTGTTCCAGCAAGAGAATTGCCATTTTTCCCTGCACACTTGGGCGGGAGTCAACTCACGCTCGTCTGCTCGTTTTTGAATCACACAAGCAACGGCATACATACCGAAACTCTTTTCTCCACGCGCTTCACCCATTAGAGTGACAGAAATGGTTTGCTCATCTTTGGTTAGTGGTTGCTCTGCTGCCGTTAGGCTATAAGCCCCAGCGCATAGAAGCGCGTAAGCAATAGCGGCGGCAATCATCACAGTCGATGCTGTGCCCAATACGGTATCTAGTAGGTTTTTCATATTATTCAATCTCCGTTACTGTCCAAGAGTCAAATGCTCGTTCACGCATATCGTCAGTGATTTCTTTTTCCCCTGCCATAAACTTGGCCATAAGCTGACCAGCCATAACATTGCAAAGACAATCCTTCCCCCCACCATCCCCATCGCTGCCAGTGATAAGCCCGTTGCCAGCGAACACGTTGCCCATAAAGGTGAATGCCTTTTTGGCGGTCATCCAACCGCAATCGTCTACCCAAAGCACATCACCCTCTGGCAAGGGCATACCTTGGCTGAAGGTATCACAGCCGATGTGGCGTTGAATGTCTCTGAAGTCATCGTATTGGACTTCGGTGATGGTTCTGTTGGTCGCGTCGATTTTTATTGCTTTCATTGTTCTAATCCTATCATACCCTTGCCCCTGTGGCAAGCTTTTTTTGTTACTAAATTAATGGAACGACAGGATTTCTTTATTACCTGCAACTACTTTCGGGGCCTGATAAAGTTCAGTTTCCCTACGTACTTCGTACCCTACTTACTTCATAGCTGCGTCCTCGCGAACTGTGCTACTAGGCTCCCAGAGATTGATAATCTCCTGCTTTTTGTTTCGGTGTCCTATGGCTCTTGCAAACCATTATTAGACTACGCTCCGATGGAACATCCGTCGATGCTCCAAATTGTTATACTGGTGCTTCCTCGCCCCTAACAGGACGCGTATCCCGTTTGCTGCGTTAGGCTTGCCAAGGCTGTGTTTCGCCTCCCAGTAAATTGTTGCCACGTTGAGGATTCGAACCCCGCCCCCAAGACTTACGACTCCCAGCTAGTCTCCTTGTTTGGGATATCTCCCCAGAGGTAACTGCTTTCGGCTTTAAGACTGCTGCGTTTCATTTAACAGCACCAACTTCCGTGGCTTAAATTGTTTCAAAGATCGTTGGAGGTGTTACCCTCACTGGTCTTTAATTATGCCATACCCTTGCTCTAGGTACAAGCTTTTTTTTAGTTAAATTGAAGAAAGTTTTTTTCATTTTGTTCTTGACTTTTGGCCGGGCAGCCCGGCGGGATGTCAAGCTTTAATTTGCTATTTCTATCACTTGAACCAAGCTTTGACCTCGCTATTTCCCTCACACGAACAGAACCTTGGACAGTCATATTTCTTGCTGCCCTCTTTGCTCACCGTCTCATCACAGGTAGAACACAAACGCAACAGTCTGAACCGTGGTCGCTTTAAGCAAAACGCTTTTGTTAATGGGCCGAATTTAGTTGTCATTTAATTAGTTCTCCGTTTTTATCAAAGCCTCACCGCAACCGTCTTGCCCGATTTCGTCTTTCCGCTCTCCTCCTAACCGCTCTCGGCGAGTTCCTTTCCTTCTCCGAGGTGGCTCCCTTGACGCGGTGCAGACCGAGGTGTGCGCTCATTGCTCTAGTCATTTTGTTTTTAGTTTTGTTCATAATCAAAGTCCTCTAATTTTATAATCTTTTTTGCTTTCTTTGTGCCAATCTTTTTGCCCTCTAGATTAAAGATTCCATTACTATTGAAATAAATATCTCCAATTCTAATTAAACCATATGGGCCGTTTGTTACTGTGTGTTTCATAGTTATCTAAATAAGATTGTTACAATCACACCCACCAAGATACCGATAGCGAAAACCACCCCGCCAGTTACCGCTGGGGAGGGAACCTCTATGATGGTTCTTTCATCTGGTTCTGTGCCATCTTCGTTACAGGTTGCTCTAAAGTATCTGTACATTATACCAACTCCTTCGTAGCTGTCGGCTCTTTGCCTGAGCGGATTCGGTTGATGTCAAAGGCAAACGCGCTTAATAGTTTGCCCTTGTCGGCATTTCTGTTACTGGCAACGATTGCCCACATTAAAGTGGCGTCGATTTGTTTTGTTTCTTTTTTTGTCATTTAATCCTCCAATTCCGTTACTTCCCAATCTACGCACTCCACATTACGATATTCTTCTTCAAGTTCCTTGCGATGTTCATCCTCAAACTTCCACTTATCATCACCTTGTAAGGGTTCAGTTTCCGATTCAACTTCAATCGTTGTATGAGTTATTCTCGTTACTAACCATTTTTTCATAATTTAATCCTCCAATTTCTTAAAGTTGTCTACTACGATTTGGCAAAGTGCGTTTTTCCTATACTCATCACTTGACGTAGGGACAACCGAATCAATAAAGGCAATGATGTCCTCTTGGATTTGTTCTCTTACTTCTGCAATCACAAGTGTTTGTGTGTGTTGAAATGGTTTTCTTAATTGTCTCATAATTTAATCCTCTACGATGTCCATTCTCGCAACTGTGTTGCCGTTGTGGTCTTGCGCGGTTGTGAAGTCGCCAACGTCTGCCGCCATAATGCGGTCAGCGTTATCTATTAGCCTTTCAAGCACGTTCCGCATCTCAAATAATCTTTCGGCATCATTGCTGCCAAATGCTGAGTTGCCCAATTCAATTTCAATAACGGCCTTCAACTTGCCACCCCCTCTCGGACTTGAAGCCCTCGCTTAATCAAAGGGATGCCCGCCTTGATATTGTAAACGCGATAAGCCTCTGCCTTCGCGGTGATGTGGCCGACACCATTCTTTTTTGCGGCCTTGATGTGGTTGGTGACTTGCGCGGCCTTGACGGCGTTACGCGCTTGGTAGGTTTTGTAGGTTTTCATAATGTTCTCTTAACTGTTCTAATTCTATCATAGGCTTGAAGCTAACGCAAGCATTAAAAAACTTTCTGATGCTTTTTTCTGCGACGGAAAGACCCTTTGCCCTTCTTTACTTTATGCTCACGGGACGCGCTGCCCATAAGCCCCTTCTTGTTCACTCTTGCTTTAACTTTCATAAGAGTATTCTCTCATATAATCCCACAAAAGTCGAGAGCTAATTGTGTCATAAAGAAAAAAATAGTTGAAGAAAAGTCTTGACTTTCGGCCGGGCTGCCCGGCAGCCTATGTCAAGCATTAAAATATTATTCTTCTGGCCCTGTCAGGTGAGGGTTCTCTTTTACAATGGCAAGCAAAACATCGTTGGGATTTTTAGCGGTGCGAATTAGCTTGGCGACCAAGGCCAAAACTTCGTACTCGCTCCGCTCTGCCTTTATCCATTCGCCGCGATCCTTAGTCCAAAGACCTGTTACTTTAGTACGCGAATTTTGTAGTATTGCAAAGTCTGCTATTTTATTGTTTGGTATATCCACAGATAATTCCTCCGATTGCTGATAAAAAAACGAATGCGATTAGTATATCCATCTTTTTAAAGGTTAAGCGATACTTGCAGCTTTTGCAAGTTTTTTGATTTGCTTTAGTGCTTCGCCCGCTGCGCTTCCCTTGGGTTGCGTACCGTGAATGAGCAACGCAAAATCTTTTTTGCCAAACGCTGCGTGTTCGTCGTCGTGGTCTATCTCTAAACCGAGGTCGGCGGCTTCCTGTTCAGAGTAAACCACACGCGCCTCTTTCCACGCGAGGCGATCAATCAAATCGTCATACTTGCCACCACGGGAGGCAGTCAAAACGAGATTGTCAGGTTTAGGGATGCCCGCAATAATCGCAAGGCTTTTGCTGTAAGAGTAAAACACCTTGTCGGGATTTCGCTTTGCGACTTCAACCCACGCCATAAAGTATTCGCGGGAAAAGTAATCACCGCCAACGTGGACGCGCATCACGTCAAACTTTTTTGGCAATGACTCGCAAATCAGATCCGCACACGCCTCCACGCCACCCTTCAACGCTTTGCGAATCATTTCCAAATTCTCCCACACCATTGCGCGGAGGCTTGGAAAGGTCGCTTCTAGCGACGCCATAAAGCAACGCCATTCTGTTTCCTCTCCGTCTGTGATCTTGCCTGTTTTCCTGTCGGCATACGCAAGGCAATCCTTTGCACCTGGGCAAGTATATCCCGCAGGGAGTGTGAAGGTCTTGAGTACAAGGCCAAGCTTTTTTGCCATCTTCTTGAGTTTACCGTTTGCATTTTTGAATTTTAGTTTCATAATAGGTTTTTTGCTTTCCATTTCTAATTGTCTCACAATCTTAACTCCTTGTCAACTACATTGTTTCCCGATTGCCGTGGTCGCTGTCGGGCTTCTCTGCTCGAATGGTTCCGATGCCGTAGCAATTTAGATTAGCAACGGACACTTGGCGCACATAAGGCTTGTTGACGCATTGACGCATACGCCGTGCCGCCATTTTATCCGCAAGGGCAGGAATAAGCGCACCGCGTTTGCCCTCAAACTTATGCGAGTGATTGTTAACGATGCCATTGATGGCCGCTTTTTGAAACGCTCGGAGCAAGCGACTCCTTTGCGTCCAAAAGCTAAACGTGGTCTGGTCTATCCATTCGGGGTCAGCTTGATTGGTTGCTCCGTGATTGAATAGGCTCCAATGAATCGGCTCCGCTTCTTCTCGCGTGTCGCCGTTGATGAAAACCTGAATGTCTTTGCCGCACTTGGTGATGTATGTTTTAACCATACGCAAATGATAGCACACCCACACAAAAAGGCGAGCTTTTTTTTTATTTTTTTTCGTCACTTATTCACAGGCTGTGAGTAAATAAAGCTTGACATTTGGCCGGGCAGCCCGGCAGCCTGTCAAGGGAAAGTTATCCACAATGCGGGGCTACTATATTATTAGGTCTTATTTATAGTAACCTTGGTAATCTGAGCAAAGAAAAGCCCCCCGCCCCAGCCGTCACTGACGGCGATATGAAAGAGGGGCGAGGGGTTAGGCTGGGTAGCCTAGTTGTTCTCCACCTCAATAGTCTTGAGAGGCAGCAGAAGCTTGGTCATGTTGCTCGGACGGGCAACCGCATCGTGCAGCTTCTTGAACACGTTGCGCGAAGTACGGTCAGCGAGTTCGCTGCGAGTGTCCTCGACGTTGCGGGTCAAGTGCTGAGTGGTCGCATTGTACAGGTTGTAAAGGTTGCGGGCTTTGTCGAGGTCGTACTCAGGCGAGTTCCACACCTTGGCGATTTCGCCGCTCATACGATCCGAAAGCGCACCCATGCGAACAAGGTTACCGAGGATGGTCAAGCCTTGATCATGCTCGATGGCGCGAGCGGTCAAGGCCTCGGCCTTGATCACGGCGGCGTCCCAGTTGCTCACGGCCTTGGTGATAGCGTCCTCAAGGAAGTTGGTCTCGACATTGGCCGAGTGCTTCTTGGTCATGCTCACCTCATTTTCGAGGGTTGTCATGCCGTTGGTGCAAACCAACCGAAGCATACCCAACGCGAACGACACGCGAAGCGAGCGATCAAAAGAGTTCTGAAGGGTAAGGCGTAAGCCTACCTCATCACCCACCTGACGATCCTCACGCCGAAGCGCACGAGTCTGATCCTTGAAGTCGTAGTGTGCTCTCATCCGCGCACCATCGCCAGTAACGTACACGTTCCGCTCGAACTCGCCAAGGTTAGCATTTTCGAAGCCCTCTTCAGCGGCTTCAATAAGCGAGCCATGCTGCACGATGCCGTAGCGGTCTGAAGTCACGCCCAATATTCCGCCCGTGTCGGCGCGTTGATTGCCGAAGAAGCCCGAACGGCGTCCTTGCTCATCAAATAGGGGTACTTGTTTCACGGTGAAATCGAAGTCGGAGGTTTGTGTTGCGATCTTTGGCATAATAGTTTTTTTGCTTTCTTGGTTTACTGTTGTTGTTTAACTCTTCCTAATTGTCTCACATCCTTGAATCCAGCGCAAGCTTTTTCTGCAATAAAATAACACCTTTTATGACACACTTTTAATTATGCTATATAATGGCAATTAATTAGCCTATATGTTTGTCGCTCATTCGTGAGTGGCAAGACGTTTTGCCGCTCATTATGGGGGTTTTTTGATTGACAAGCTTGTTTGTCGCTCATTCGTGAGCGGAAAGTTTCTTATAAGGGGGCGATTTCTCCGATGTGAAATTCCCTGCTTTTAAGAAAATGGCACGGGCTGTGAATAAAAAAAGCTTGACAGGCCGCCGGGCAGCCCGGCAATCCTTAGTAAATCACTCAACATACTAATCTATATTTACCTTATTTAATGACAAACGAGTTATCCAGCCTGTTTATTTATATTATTTCAATAAATCCTAGCTAACCGCTCGAAGTTTACCGCAACAAGCTTGTCTCCTTATTTTACATTATTTTACCTTATATTTCACATTATTTATTTATTCCGATGAACTTATATTTTGAATATTATTTATTTGAAGTGTGTAGAAAAAAAAATACAAAGAAGTGGTAGGTGAGGCGGGACTCGAACCCACAACCCTCTGCTTAGAAGGCAGATGCTCTATCCAATTGAGCTACTCACCCTTAAAGATATCGCGAACAACTGCGCGGAGGAAGACTCCCAGTGCTGCTATTAAATAACAAATAGTTAATACAAAGATATATATAAAGCCGCCCACCTCTTTTATTGTCTTCATTTCTTTTTGTCTAATTCCTTGAGGTACTCCCGTCCCTTCGCGGTGAGGCTACGTCCCGCTGGGTGAATCTCCATCAGGCTCTTCTTCATCAAGAACATTTCATAGTCCTTCTGGATGCTGCCTTTGCTCAAGCAAGTGATCGCCGCCAGTTCGGTAAGGCGAGTCTCGCTCTTGCGCGTTAGGATGCGGAGCAACTCCAGTTCCTTGTTCAGCAAGCCAAGAGGAAGGATGTCTAATTCATCTTTCAATTTATTCCAATCCGCGAGGGCAAAGGTCTTTTGCTTGTTGCCGTCACAGTAAGACACGATCTTGTCTCTCATCTTCGCCGCCGCACGGGGGTTGCCGCGCAGCACGGTAGCGATTTCCTTTACCGCATTGTCTTTGATGTCATAGTCACCCAGCCCAACCTTGGTGATCTGACCCAGTTCCTTCTCGGAGTAATCCTGCATATCAATGCGCTCCATACGATCCATCAGGGCGTGGAAGATGCTTTGACCCTCGGTGGTGGCGAACATAAACGTCTGCCTACTGAAATCAAAATCCACCGTGTAGTCCTCATAGGAGAACTCGGTGCGACCTTCAGAGTTGGGGTTCAACACCGTGAGCAATGCCATCATCACGTCCTTTGGCATCTCGCTTGCCTCATCGAAAAGAACGGTTACGTCCTTGTCGTTAACGTGGGGAATGATGACCTCATTCCAAAACTGACGCAGATTCCGCAACTGCGAACAGTTAAACACTATCTTCGTCTTGTTTGGCTCGCGCCACTTGAGGCAATCCGCAAGGGCAGACGCCATCATTGTCTTACCGCAACCACGGGGCGCGGTGAACATAAGGTGAGGCATACGACCATTCGCCATATATCCCTTGAAGTGAAACCCAAGTTGTTTTTTAACACGGGCTTGCCCGATTAGGTCGGGAAACATTTGATCTGCTGTATAGGTTTTTTTGCTCATTGAATTAGTTTTACCAGTTGTTAACACCGACTTCTAGTTTGGTTTCTTTTTCCCCTTCAACCTGTACTGCTATTGTCTTTGGAGCTTCTGGCTGATCTGGCTTTTGGCCATCAACACCCATAGCGTTCGCCCATCGACGAGACACACGCACTATTGCAGTAGGTTGTAGCACCGCAGTCAACGCGGAAAGAGGAACATCTATATGACTTGTTGCACCTTTTGTTTTCATAACTTCATTAAGCATACTATACCCTTGATCTCGGTGCAAGGATATTCGTTCGTAATTATGAGAATTATTCTTATGCCGCTTTTCTATTACAGAATAAACGGGCGGCTATATCTTTCTGTATTACTTAATAGGATTCGGTTGATGCCGCATAATTATCCATAATTATAATTTTATAACTTAATTAACCAATCTATCTATCTCACCCTCCACTCAGTGTTATTTAGGCAAATATCTGGCATCCTTGGCTTTTTATAACAAGTAATATTTAAGCAATATCTGACATCCTTGGGATTTCTGTAGGACAAAAGGAAAACCCGCCCCTGCCCGAAGGTGAACCCAAGCAGAAGCGGGATTATGATTATCAAAATAGAACGTATAGCCCTAGTTTAACTACAATAGTATATCATGTACCCCCTACTAAGTCAAGTAATATTTCGCAAAATATCTGGCATCCTTGGGGTTTTAGGAATCACTTAAAAGAACCAAGAGTAAATGTAATAGAATAAGAACAATTTAAAAGCCGCCATAATTATCATAATTAACCATAAATATGCGCGGCACTTTCTATATATATATTTCGCTTTTTATCCCGCAACCTTGGGATTTTCATTTGTTAATCTTTCTATCTCTGTATCTACCTTGTCATTCAACATACTAGCCTCTTTGGAATAGGGTTTTGTTTGAATGGTCGCTGCAATTTCACTATCTAGCTTATCTAATTCTCTAGTATATATTTCTTTGTGAATAACCCAGTATTTACTGTCTTTTTTAATCTCTTTTTTCATATTACTTTTTGTTTGCGATGTCCCACGCCCAACTTTCTGCGAGCTTGGCGACCTCATGGGCGTGTGCTAGGGCAGCACGATCTTCGGGATTTTCTATAATTTCTTTTTGTATTACTTTGGGTTTCTTGTCGAACTCTTCATTCCACGCTTTCTCGTAGAGTCTAGCCATTTCTAACTGCTCTTCATTGATGCGCGGTTTTCTTTTTCTGGTTGCTTTTTTCTTTGGTTCAGTCATATTAGTATGTAATAGCTTACACCTTATTAAAACATGACCTTGATTGCTTGTAAAGGATATTCAATCGTACATAACTAATCATAATTATGATAATTATTTTTAAATATAAAACTCTAGCACTACCCATAACACACTTCACCACACTTTAACACACTTTGATGTTCTTTACTTCTTATCATTCTTTGGGTATTCTTTCGCTCCTATACTTCTATTGTAATAATTGCATCTATCAATGAATTCTTCCCAGTTTTTGGGGGGTTTCTCCATTCCGTTCTCTTCTTTGTCTTGTGCCATTGCTGACAAAAAGCCGATAAGAGCGGCGACTGCTGATATAAGTAATACTGTTTCCATTGGTTTGTCCTTGTATGTTTCATAATAGGTTCTTTGATATGTTAATAAGAGGTTTCTAATATATAAATAAGCCGCGATTTTAGCCTAAAAGCTCCTCGATGCCCGATACTTGGTATCCGTTCCAGAACCAAGTGTCCTTATGTTCTTCGTGAATCTTGCCCTTCTTGTCCATTCTGATGTAGTGGAAGTCTCCAGCTACCCCTTTAAAGCACCCAAAGTCCTGTATGGGAAGCGTTGCCACCTTGGGGTCGCCGTTCTCCTTCATCTCGTCTCGCACCGTTAGGCGGGCGTGTGTGGCGTGATTAGGGGGTCTAGGGACAATCACTTGCCACTCTTTAGTTCCCACTTTGACTGTTGGTTTCTTTTTAAACGCCATGATTAATCTTCTTTGACTTCATCTTCTTTGGTTTCCCATTCCCCATCTGTGTTAAGCTGGAAAACAGTTGGATACAGCCCCATCTCAACATCCTTATGGTTAATGACGTTCATGGTTTTGTTCTTGTGCATCTCCATTCTCACGAACTCGGCTTCCTCATCTCCCCATTCGATCTGATCGTAAATCTTAATCAAATGATACAGAATGTCTCCGCCCTTTTCTCCTGCCTCATCGGGCATCATCTTTTCATTTTCACTCATTGTTTTGTTTCTCCTCTTCATCCCGCAATCTCTCCATCTCTTGGATTACCCGATTTGGGCTGTTAACGTATCTTGCGGTATAGATGCGTATATTTCTAGCTTTTCTGTGTTGACGGGCGGTTTGCCCCTTTCTTTTGTTTTTAGATACTGGCATAATTATCCTTAATTATATTCGGTTGTCTGGTATAAAAATCGTTAGCTCCGAATCTTTGGGCCAACCTTCCATCGGCGGCTCTTTAGTCGGCACAACTGGGTCAATTCTATTGTTTTCATTGATGTTGACTATTGTTATCATCCCAATCGGCATGACTGTCAACATAAATATGACTGGTATTGTTATGTCTTTCATCGTTCTATCTTTTCAAAGTGTTTGTCTACGATGTCAAGTATGTCGTCTTTGATTACATCCCTCCAAGCGTCTGGTAGGCTATCGTAACCCTTCATATAGCTCTCAACATCTTCGTGGATTTCTGTTTTAACGTCAAGTATTTTGTATCCCATTATGCTCTCGACCCCTCTCTTTCGCCATAAGTAATTACTTCTTCAAGCGAACTGGAATGATACAAATAATCAATATGATACCCTGCTTCATTCCACTTGTCCCTGCAAGCAACATACTCGCCGTTCTCTTTAATGACCCAAATGTCGCTGAATCTCCCTCTCCATAAAACTTTTTTTTCTGTGTTAGCCATAATTTAATCCCCCTTTTCTTCGTCGTCGTAGTCTAGCGTCCACGCGAGGATAACCATCGCCGCAAAAACTGCTCCAACGTATATTAGTGTCTCCATGATCTTGTATTTGATCCTGCTAGTTTATGAGTACGGCATTTACTTCGCCGCCAACTTCATCGAGATCGCCTTCTGTCTCCCAATCGTTACCGTCAAAGCGTCCCAACGCTGGATGGTAATGAACTGCCTCAAAGCTGTTGCCCTCTTGATCGCTGGCGCATACCACATCAACGTCAGGATGTGTTTTTTTGATTTGTTGAAGGTATTGTATGTATTCTTTTAGTTTCATGGTTTAGTCTTTCACTTTTTTGATTATCATTACGCCGTGAGAATCCTCTTGATCGCTCACGAACTGTTCCGCTTCTTCTTCTGAGTTAGCGGTGATTAAGTGGTGAGTTCCGCTGGTTAAGTGAACCTCATACTTGTGGCTTTGACAACCAACACCAACAAACATTAATGACAGGAATAGTTTTTTCATAATTTTATACCTCCAACTCCTTGCTCACATCATCTTCTACTATGTCCCAATCTACTTCCCATGAGCCTTCTACATACTCACCATTGTCAGGCAAGCCAATACCCATGTCTGATTCCGCGATTTCTGCGGCGTGTTGAGGCGTATCCGCCTCTACGGTAACGTGACCGTACATCTGCCAACTAACTGGTATTTTGTATCTCATAATTCTTTCTGCGTTTGTTTATGTCTCTCTGGTTATATCTTGTCTGAATCTCGGAGGGCATAGTCTTTTTGAGTGCCTTAATGGCTTGCTCTCCAGCTTCTCTAATCTTTTGTTCGTGCTTGATAATGCGGTGACATTCTTCTATTGATTTGATTTTACCCCTCCTCTTCTTGTAAGTCATGGTCATAACCAAGATCGCTTCGGATAGCAATTCCTTCTTCGGAATCCCAATCGTAATCGCTAACGCCCTCTCCGTAAAGACCTTTAGCCTCCATCGCGCCCACAAAGCTCCCGCCCTCATCAGCGTAAGTTAGCTCAAAACTGAGGTCTGGATACTTTTCGGCAACCGCTTTAAGCCAAGGCGTAGGCGGTGACCACGCGCTATAGAACCGAGTGATGAAATTGCCGTACTTATCTTCCTCCCAAGGGAAAGAATCATAAACGTCCCACTTGGTTCCCCAGTTCTCGACTCTCCAATTATACCAAGCTGGCATCGTTCCTCCTTTGATGGCATTGTCTCCCAACATTTCGGAAGGAGTAGGCAACGCCTTCTCAAGAGAAAGGGATTCCTCCTCCCCTTTGTTTTCCGAGATAAATTGTTTGATCCCGTCTGTTGTCCCGCTTACTGCTAATTTGTTCGATGTGTGGTTAGGCATGATTCAATTCTCTCATATACTTGGTTTGAGGTCAAGAACTATTCTTCGACGCCGTTGAAAACTGCATCACCGTAGTGAGTCTGATCGTTCTCGCAATCGTCCATCTCAAGCCATTTCTGCTCGATCCAACGCCGCAGGTCAGTGACCTGTGCGTCTTGATTTTCAGGAATCATCATTTCGATACTCCGTAAACGCTGATATACTTTCTCCAATATCTCTCTACTCATCACAGGTTCTTTATTCATTGCTTTCTCCTTCTTGTTCTTCATTGCATTCGTCGAGCGCGATTAAAACATTCATCCACGCTTGACCTTTGTTTGTTATAATAAACCCTCGCCCGTCTTCAGTCTCTATTCCTTTTGCTAACCCCGCTTCTTCAGCCTCACTGAATAACGCTTCAACGTGTTCCCCGTTCGGGTATTGCGGGAATTCTTGAAAAAAAGATTCACTCATAAATATCCTTAAATAAAATTACCATTCCCAGTATGTGGGGGGATCACCTCGGAGTTCGGCATCGGAGATGTGAATTTCTTCCCCCTCTTTGTTTGTGTACCAGTTGCCTTGGTCTTCAGCATCACGCTCAAGTAAGGTCAATGTTTCTCCTACGAGTTCTAATGTTTCCATATTCCTAATTAGAACAGAGACTTGTTTTGTCGTCAAGCAAATTCGCAAACGCTTCGATAGCGGCGTCTTTGGATTTTAGCTCTATACATACCACAATGCTACGTTAACCTTGCTTCTTGGTCAAGGCTTTTGCTCTCTTGCTTTTTTTCTTTTTGCCCTTGAACATTTCGGCTTCATCTTTAGCATCTCTGAATGCTCGCCACTCATGGTTCGGGCAGTAGTTCCACCCCTGTTCCAATAAGCCCTTTAGCTTATCACGGTCTTGAGCGGTTGCTTCGCTCACTCGTTGAATCACCTTACCTTTTTTTACGTTCTTCATTTAGCTTTCCTTCCAAGTCTTCCATAGTTTCCGTTGTTACCACAGTGCTGCCGTTGGTAAAGTAGAGTTCTCTGTAAACTTCGCCAAAGGACGTGGTGATCTCTTTAACCATGTTTACGTTGTCCCAATTTACCATCATCGCTGATTGGCCCACCGTTTCTAGTTTTATGTTTTTCATAAATTTCATTTGCTTTTCTTTTTCTTCGGCTTTTCTTTTTTCCAATGGTTTTCGGTATTGTACTTCTTGCACAATTCGTCGAACCAATCTTTGTCTTTGCCGTTTGATTTCACGGGATTGTTTTTGTCAATTATGTTGTCCTTCATAAATATCTTTAATTTTCTTTTGTGTCCTCAAAAAAAACTGACCTTTCCCGCAACTCTTCCGCTTGCTTCTCGCAGCAGTCTCCCTGACAGTCCCAATCATTCAACGCGCAATCTAAAGCCCACTCTATGCTGTATGTCTCTGGTGCTGTTTTGTGGTACTTCTCGTAATGCCTCATTGCACTCCATACTACTTCCGCTCGTAGCCCATACCTTGCTGCCGCATTCAGTGCTTCTCCGACTGATTTTAATTGCTCGCTTGATTCTCTCATAATTTAGGCGAAAGGTACGGAATCCCATTTTTCATCAAGGGGGAACATAAACGCTGGGGTATATTCTCCAACGTATGACCCAATGATATTGAATTCATAATACTCTACTGCTTCTTCAAGAGTCATGCCATCTCTTTCCTGCAAGACGCTTACGCACTTGTTGCTGTCGTAACACGCCCTCGGTTTTTGTCCGAAAGTTTCTACCACTCCCATGAACGCATCCTCCATTCCGTCTGCGAGCAAAATTTCACCCAATAAATCTGGGTAGTTCTCATTGAGATAGTTTTGAATAGCTTGTGCTTCCATTTACTTTTCCTCCTTTAAGATCGGGCCAGAAATTTGAGGTCGCTGTTCGGCGATGACCCCCTCGATTTCCCTCATCCTAACTTCGCATTCTCTTTGTCGCCTCCACGATTCATTCTCGTATGGTTTTTGAGTGACCTTCCAAATCTCTTTGATGATGTCGTAGTTTCTCATTTAATAATCAATTCCTGCTTCTTGTTGGTCTGGGTATTCACTACTGCCATCTTTTAGTTCTGGTCGCTCACGTTCAATCATATCCCGAATGTCTAGGCATCGGTCAAGGCACTGGTCGAGTGTATATTGCCGCTCCTTAAAGTCGGGGCATCTATCGTAGATTGCCATAATTAATTCGTAGTTTCTCATTACGATTGGAATTTTTCAATGTGTTGAATCATATCTTCTTGCACCCAGCCCCAATCTAATTCGTCGGTGATGGATTGTGCAATACATTCCCAATCGTCATCCTCTTTAACTATACCTTCAAACGCATCTTTCTGCCACATTGCTATGACGATGCTTTCTTCGGGGTCTAACTCTTTTAATAACTTGACTGCTGTTTTAGCTTTCATAAATATCCTTTTATATAAAATCCTCTAAACAAAACGAGGAGAGGGGATCGCAGAGGACTCGATCCCCCCTCCGTGCGTTGCGGCTACTCGCTTGCTGCTCTGTATCCAGCGGCGTAGCCTTCGTTGTAGTCATCGACCTCCTCGGATACCTCAAGGGAATCATCATCGTAGTAATCATCCACCAACATCTGGTCGAGAGGTCGCTCGATAGTTTCGTGATGTGAAACCACTTTGTATTTCGTGGTTCGCAACTTTTGACAGTTGCAGTCATGCGGAACGCTAACAACGTCAGCGGGGTCAATTTCGACAATCATCAGATTGCCGCCATTACTAGCGTAACTTTTAGCGTACTCGTAGCTGCCAGCGTGAAAACCATGCGAGCATCCAACATTTGCGTCATCGCATACGCTGCGTCGAGGCATCTCTAAAACTTGCCCCACTGAGTTATCGAAACTGCCAGAGTAACAGTCAGTGAAGTCATGCTTCACGCCTTTGTAGGCGAGAAAATTACCATCGGGTGTTAGGGGCATATTCTTATGCTCCAAGAACCGATACAATTCGTCTACCGCACGGCGCGATGGGTTGTCCAAGAGTTTCTCCAAGAACTTCACCAAAGGCTCGAAAGGCAGATCATCGTGCATAAAATCTAAAATTCGATCAACAACGTGATTGTTAACCACTTCTTCCCCGTAATACAGGGTGTTACTTTCTATGCGAACATTTCCGTTGGCATATTTTTCAATAGCTTTCGCCATGTCAAACAAGTCCTCTAACTCGTCGTAACGCCCCTCTGACAAGGCTTGCTTGGCAGAAGGGAAGTTGGCGGCTTCGCTGGACATTGTGAGTGACTTGCCGTTAATTACTACGGTAAGGCTATTGTCGGTTAGGATGTATGGTATCAATTTAGTTCCTCAGTTAATGTTTAATCTCTAATGTATTCCAAGGATAACAGAACCTTGCGCTGGGGTCAAGCACTTTTTTGCGTGTAACTCATATTAAACCTAAATGTCTGATTATTCTTTAAATTTTCACGGTAATCTAGTGAAAGTCTTCTTATGTAAAGATAAAAACTGGCGGCATGATACAGTTTTCATTTACAATAATGACGAAAAGTGCATAAAAGACAAGAAAATTAACAAAATTTTACAATATCTATACGATGAAGGGTACATAGTAGACCGTCGAACTAAATACGAGATTTTTGACGAACGCGATGAAAAGTAATAACCCATCAAAAAATAATAGCTCATTCATGTTCGTGCCAGTGATGATGAAGTTGTGCATCATGGCAATAGCAATCTCTTTCGTATGGAGTAGGGGGTATAAAGTTTTCGTCACTGATGGGGTCAGTATGGAACCCACTCTTAAAAGCGGCGATCTGATTGTTGTCAACAAAATTTTTTACGATTATACGACTGTGGATAGGCTGGACGTTGTTACAATAAGAGACATAGAAGATGGTGGATATATGGTCAAGCGGATCGTTGGTATGCCTATGGAAGTAATAGAAATACGTGATGGCATCGTATATGTAAACGGGAAGAAAGCCAATTTTGATTACAAAATAAAACCCTACCGATTAGATGTTAAACCTACGAAAGTACCTGCTGGTTGTTACTTTTATATTGGAGACAATATGGGAGAAACAGTTTGGGGCATCATAAGCGATGCGAACATCATCGGCAAAGTACAAAGCAAATGAAAAAAACCGAATGGTTCTATAGCCATAACAGAAAAAAATGGTGGATGGTTTCAGTAACCACAAACGCTGAAAACATACCAACGATTAGATTGGGAGACAATAAGCCTACTACAACGACTCCCGTGCATATCAAGGGTATAAACCTCCACGACGAAAACAAAACCCTCACAAAAGCAATTCTCGCGCTAACAGGATGCCTTGGGGTAGCTTTGGCGGCGATTGTATGGTTGATGGTTGCATAATTATGACTAATTAAGAACCGTGACGTAAAAAAAAAGAAGAGGCGTGGGGAAACCTACTAACCCACGCCCCCTCTTGGGGAACCACTACGGAAAAACCTACTAAACCGCAGCAGAATTGTTGACTAGATTGACGTAATTCGATACGTCCTTCTTCAATTTTTGTTTCTCGGAATCGGACATATGACTTCTCCAGTTCCAGTGGGTCATTTGCTCGACAACCGATGTGAGCATCGGGTACAACCTCATCGCAGCACCATTGAGTTGGACGACATCCACCTTGACCTTCGCGGCTTTAATTGTCATGCCAATATCTTCGGCGAATGTATTAATTGCTCCTAATTTTTTCTGGTAGACCTTATAATCTGCTGTGGCTTTTTTATGCTCACTGATTAGATCACCGAGGCTATTGTCACCAAAGTTATACTTCGTGAATTCCTCGCAGAAGGTTCGGGTTCCACTGTCGAGTTCTCTGGTTCTCTCGTAACGAGCGTTTACATCTCCGAGGTCGAGCGTTTCGATAATGTCTTGGAGTTCTTCTCTGATGAAATCCCAAAGGTTTGTGGCGTTGTCACTGTCTTGGAATTTTTTGAGTTGTTTGTGTTTTACTCCAATGATTTTTAGATCAATGTTTAATTTTTTTGCATTATCAATAACGCTACTCAGCCTACGACTCGCTCTGTTTGATCCATCTATGGTTTTGTATTCAAAGCGATCAATCTCGACGTACACAACCTTTTCGTTGTCCAAGTCCACGCTGATTGAATCCCAATTTGCAGATTGAGGAGTCCAGTGTGTTTGCCCGTTGTAAACAAAAACTGATTGACCAGACTTTTTGCAGCGTGAACCACTGGTGCGATTTGATGCCCCGTAGATGCTGCTTAACACTACTTCGGGCAATGTGTCCAAAACGGTATAGTCATCATCACAGAATCCGAGATGCTTTAAGACTTTTTCTTTTGTGAATTCGCCAACACCTTTGCGGAAGGTGATGAGGTAAGGTCGTCTGCCTTGATCTTCTTTGATAGGAACAATGCGCTTCAATGCCCCGCGACGATGCGACTCATGGTTTACGATGATGAAACTTTTGTCCGTTGCCGAGATGCTGCTCGCAACTCCAGCGCGAACCTTCTGATGTCCACGGTATCCTTTTTCGTACTCCGTAACCTCAACCAGTTCATCTAAATTTTTGCCATCAATTTTTTTACTATCCTCCCAAGTCTTGACAGAAACGGAAGTGTCGCCAATATCTTTGCCATTCCATTTGATATTTTTCTTTAGCACTCGCCTTGCGCTATGGAGACTGCCGTAGTAATCGAAAACCTCATGGCTCAAGACTTTGGCTTGCCAAAGCGAATCGCACTCATCAAAACTTGCTTCTAGTTTTTTAGCCATTTCTTTAGCTGCAAGTGTGATTTTGTTTGTTAAATTTTCGATTGTGTAGTCGCTATACTGCAAGCCTTCGCGGCTGGCAGAGATTTCCAACTCCCCGATAGGGAATTCAAGCGTCAGATTTCCGCAAGTGAAATCTGATAATGAATCGTCTATTTTTTTCAACAATCCAACATCAATCGGGTATCCAATGTTGCCCATAACGGCAACTGCCTTTTTATACTTGTCGCGGTTACTGCTCCAAGTCCAACCTTTTCCCTCGTAAGCAATCTCATCTTCTTGGTAAGAGAAAAACTCGCGACTATCTTTTCCACCGACAAGAACTGGCACTCTGAAGTGTTCAAAAACATCTCTAGCCTTATCCGTGAAAACTTGAACGTCTTGACCCTTTACAGGAATCACAATCTCCAACCCATTGGATTCATCAGTAGACTCAACTGAAAGTTTAGCTATGCACCCAACTTTTGAGTCATCAATGAAAGCGTTATATGTAGTACGCTTCCCATCAATGTAAGCGTTGATAACAAAATTATCACCGTAAGCGAATGCAGACTTGCTTCCAATGCCCAGCATCCCTGTTTGGTTGTTGGTGTTGCGCTTGGTGCTTTCACCGTAGAAGGCAAAAATGTCTTGGATTTCCCGCTCGTTAAGAGATGGGCCAAAATCTCTAATCTTCAACTCCAAGTTAAACCGAGAAGGTAAGCTGATCTGAATAGGTTTGTCTGGTATTCCCGCTTCTATGTGGGCATCAGCGGCATTGGTGGCATACTCCCGCAGCACGGCAGTTTCCTTATCACTGTAAAGTTGGTTGCGGAGGATGTGAAAGATGTGGCTTATGCCTGACTCCTTAATCCCAAAGGATGCAGTTTTGGTAATGCCGTTGCTTTCGACGGTAGGTTTGTTCTCAATTTGTATCATAGTAGGTTTAGTTCTAGGTTAGTGTTGTAACGTACCCCTAGACTATCACTTACCTGATGTTGCGTCAAGCCTTTTCTTATAATCCCTGCCATCCTCGTATGCTTGTAGTAATTTAGGGCAAGAGTTTCCCTCTCCTATATAGTACCCCTGCTTACCCACTACCCCATCATAAAACGCTCCCGTATATCTCAACAGACTCAGCTTACGTTCCTTTGACTTCCTTTGTATATACTCTGCCACCATATCTTTTGCCCTTACACACCCAGTTGATAATTATCCATATTTATCTTTTTATGCAATAAAGATGCTTCCTTGTGCCATCCAGCGTTAGCTAAAATCTTTGGCGAGTAAAATATGTACTTCACTTCGTCTACAGTAACTTCAATAATAGAGTCAATGGTTGTGGGTCTATTTATGTTACTTAATCTGACTTTGCCTGAGAAAAATCTATTCACTCCGACAGTTGCAGCTTCGCTCGCTTGCGACTCTTGGGTCTGTTCAGTATTATTTGGCACTTTTACGTTAGTAAACCAGTTCGCTGATTCAACTTTAAAGTTCTTCATGTTCTTTGTTGTGGTTGTAGTGTTATTTATACACAGACCTTGATCTTTAGTAAAGATTATTTGGCACTTTTCTGTTGGTTTTGGGCCTTTTTGTGTAATTTAAAACAAACCTATGAAACCTTATTTGGAAACCGTTAGAGAAACTAAAGATTTTTTGCACGAGATGGGCAAATGGTCATTAGAGGTCATTTACAGTGAAGATACAGTTGCCGCAGATGCAGCTAAAATCATAAACAGAAAAGCCCATCAAGAGTGGGATAAACTTGACAGGCTTGAGAGGGAAATGTCTTCTTAATTAAGGCTTAATAAGCCCGCTTGTCATCCCAGCCAACTGTTGCTGCATTGCGGCTTCTTTTTCTGCCGAGGCGGCTTGCTGCTCTTCGCTTCTCTTTTTCATTAAGACTGCCATGCTGAGTAGGAAGTCCTTTTCTTCGCCATCCTCTAGCTTCCTCACTTCGTGGTAAGGGATGCTGCAATAAAGGTGGATCACCCAATTTTTTTCGTGGGCGTTCAATGGTCTGTCTTCTGTTGTTCCCTCTGGAGCGGTTTGCTCTTCTGGCGTAATTTTCTCTTCTGACATAATGGTCTATTATAGTTGGTGTTATTTAATACGTCTATCTTATTTTTGCTTATTTATAAACTCCAAGTATTTCTAATCTTCTGTTAAACTCTTCGTGAGGTACGTCTGCATAAGCCAAGGCAAGTGGCAATTTCATATCCCCGCCACGATTTTGTGCTATTCTGTTGTCGAAATAACCCTCCCCCATAATGGAAGCTACTGAGGAAATAGAGAACGCAGTAGCTTTCTGCATGGCAGAAAATCTATCATCAGACTTGACTAATTTCTCTTCTCTCCAAACCTTATTGTCCTTCTCGACAGTCGCCATGACAATCACCTCGTCCTTCTCGCAATGACCGCAACCCTCCAAGAAAATCTTATTTAGCGTTTGGTCGTCAAGCTGGCAATCTCTTATTAAGAACTTAATCATTGAGCCGTGACCTTTGTACCTCAAGGTCTTATAAGAACAATTATTTACCCCGCGCTTTCTCATTGAGTGAATCGAATGGGACGCTCCCCCGCTAGTGTAAAAGGCTTCTAGCTTGCCAAGTTTGCTGGATTCTACATCTTCCAGCCCGTCCATTCCTTTCACCGTTTTTATTTGGCCGTTCTCAAGTATTATGCAGTCATCTTTATACTCGTTAATTAGCCCGTCCGTAGACCAACTCACGCAATATCTTAATGGGTTTTGAACGCTTAAATCGTAGTCTGGCAACCCTCCGACCATCATATTGATATTTGTTATTTGGCTTCCCCCGTACAAACTTTTGTACCCTTCTTCCGCTAGGATATTTACCCAACCTGGAGCTAAACCTAAATCAGTGAACACGGGTTTAGTTGCTTTTTCTTTCGCTAAATTATTTATCGACTCTGAGACATCTACCCTGCCGCCAAGATCACAATACCTGACTCCATTTTCTACGCACCAATGACCAACCTTTTCTGTTTGGTGATAGGGTAGGCTACTTATCACTATGTCTGGCCTCCGTTGGGCGGCAAGACCCTTGGTGATGTCGTCAGCGTCATCTACAATAAGAAATTCACTATTAGGAACCGCCCCCCAGTCCCGTGACCGTGGTATATTATTTGCGGCTTCTGGGTTAGTATCCATCCCTGTGACATGATAACCAAGTTTGTCCATCGCCCAAGCGATAGCCGTTCCCATTCTCCCTACTCCACAAATGACTGCTCTCATAATTAAATTATTTCGTATTTGATGAAAGAGTCGTCAGGCTGTATAACCCAGACCATCTCTCCCCGTTCTAGATTTTTAGTGGGAACAAGTTCGTACTCTTTGTTGCTGTTCATTTTTGCAGCCGTGCTTGTCTTGTGTTGGAGGTATTCCAATTTTATCTTTCCGAGAATGACGTTGGGGTCTGCTTCTGGGGTTTCATGACACCCGCAGTCATTACCGCAGCACTCATTCATTTAGCTGGACTCCTGCGCTTGGAGACTCTTCCTTTTGCTTTCTTCTTCGTTGACTTGGTTGTGGGTTTAGATTCGGGCATTTGCGCTCTTATTTCGTCAACGAGGCCCAAATCTTTAGCTTCCTCCGCGCTTATCCACCAATCTTTTCTGTCCCAATTTTTCTTTATCTTTTGCTTGGTTAATTTTGATCTGGTTGTGAAAATATCCAAACAACGCTCTTCGATTCTCTTAACGAATTCAACTTCATCTTCTATTTCGTAAGTCTTGCCCCAAGCTCCAAAAGCGGCGCGGTGAATCATTACCCATGCTTGATGTCCTACCCACCTAGTGTCTCCAGCTTGAAGTAAAATGCCAGCCATAGAAGCGGCCATCCCTAAAGTACCAGTGGTAATGTGATGCCCCTTATTTCTTAGGTCTTGGATATGGTCGAACAATTCAAAGCCGTCAATAATGCTGCCCCCTGGAGAAGAAAAGATTATCTCGATCTTACACTTCGGGTGAAGCCTACTCCATTCGGTTAGCTTATTCATGCAGGTCACAACCGTCATCCTGCTTACGTCTCCAGAGAAACGATAAACAAAGTTTTCAGAGTCAATAGCCAAGCTGCGTCTATGCGCTCTCTTTCTGGACTCTAACTCTAAAGCCGTGAACTCAGCCTCCGATTCAGCCTTAAAAGCCTCAGCTCTCTCTTTTAACGCTTGAGCCTCAAGGAAAGAGGTTTCAGCGTTATTCCTAGCTATCTCCGACTTTATTTCCTCTTTGGTTCTAGTCTCTTTTTCACTCATAGTTCTTCTATTCTTTTGGATTTATCGTCGATTACAAGATCGCAAGCTGGCTTAATATACTTACCCTTAGTTCCTGTTGAGAGGTCGTGGAATTTACACCCCCAAGACTCCAACTGCTTCCAAGTATAATCATAATAACATCTGCCCGCAGCCTTCGACTTCTCTGAGCCGCCTCTTGCAGTCCAATAAATTATTTGCCAGCCTTCGTCATAAAGCTTATTTATTTTAGCTATGTTTTCTTTATTTGGCTCGGCCAAGTCGTACCGCCGCCTCTCTGGGTAGAAGCAGACAGTTTCATCTATATCTACTAAGGCGACCTTTGTGTCGTCTGCTGAAAATTGTTTCGAGTCGTGAAAGCCTTCCATTGTTTAGAGATAATTATTTATTTGCTTGTCGTTCTACGCCGTGGTTTTGTGGTAATCATACTGATCGCCCTTCTCGTCCAGCCTCCACTTGTGAAGGAACGGCGTATTCCCTTCGTAAACTACATGAAAATTCTCCAGCGTTTCAAAGTATTCCTTTTGGAAGGCCCAGCTAGTATCTGGAAAAACAAAATGAGGCTCGCCCAAGGTTTCTTTAATAGCGTCCTTCACGCCTCCCCATATGATTAAATTATAATCATGCCCGCCGAGAATCCCATCTCGCTTTACTTTAGTGAAATAGTTTTTAATGTCCTTTTTGACTTGATCGTAAGTGTGCATACCGTCTATATAGAGAATATCTATGGAGCCATCTTCTAGGTCGGCGGCAGCGTCATCGCTGAGTTTTTTAATTTTCTCTATATTTTGAAAACTCTCAGTTCTTTCGTTGAAATTTTTTTCTACCTCAGAAATGGCCATGTGCGCCCCGCCGTAATTCCCCGCATCCTCGCCGTCCCAAGGGTCAATGCAGTAAAGTTTTTTAGCCTTCTCAGCAAACATCACAGAAGATTCGCCCGAAAAAGAGCCTATCTCTGCCACCACGGAGTCTTCCTTGACAAAGTTGTCAATAAAAACCCTCAATCCGTTATAAGTGTTTACTCCTTCTCTCATTTTATTTACTTATTTCATTCCCTGCGGAAAAGTCAGCCTATCCGCGTGATTGACAGTCCAACTTATTTCGTGAGTCACCGACCTAAAAGTCCTCGCCGCGCTTGGAAAGCCGTTTCCAGATTTTTTAACGCCACCAAATGCGAGGTGAGACTCAGCGGCAATCGATCCACCGTTCCAGTAAATCATCCCCGCGTCGCATTCATCACGCATAATCCTCGCCTTACGAAAGTCATTAGTTAAGACGCCTACGGCTAATCCATATTCGGTGTCATTATATATGCGAATTGCGTCCTCTGTAGTGTCGAACGGAATAATCGCTACGTGAGGGCCAAAGACTTCATTTTTTAAATACTCCGCGTCTCCCCACTCTGTTTTGTAGACCATTGGAGTGCTGTAATAGGTTTGATTTTCCCCTGTATATATGGGGTGGAGCAGAACCTCTGTTTTAGCGGAGTCTTCAACCAGCTTATTGTAGTATCTTATTTTTTCAAACCCCTGCTGGTTAATGATTGGCCCGTAGTAAGCTTCTTCATTGGGGGTAATTTCCTCCCAACAAATAGCAGCGGGAGTGCCGCAAGTCCCCATGTTCTTTCTGAAGGGGTCGCCCGTTTTTAACTTAGAGGCTTTCTCCGCAAACCGAGCAGCAAATTCGTCATAAATAGTTCTCTGGACTATCATGCGTCCTGAAGACACGCACCTTTGGCCTGAAAGCTTAAACGCGCTGGCGACACCCGCTTCAAGTGCCAAGTCCATTTCCACATCATCAAATATGATACATGCAGATTTGCTCCCTAATTCACAAGATGTGGTTTTGTGCCAAGACTCAGCAGCCACTTTACGAATATGTTGTCCGACATCGGCAGAACCAGTGAAACAAATATGATCGACATCGCCGCGAACCAAGCTATCACCAGTACTGCCATCACCATGAACCAGATTAACGACTCCATGTGGAAGGCCAGCTTCTTCATAGATTTCCACAGCCATTTGAGTTGACATTGGAGCGTCTTCACTTGGTTTAATTACCACCGTATTGCCTTCGACGATTGCTGGAGCAGCGTTCCAGAACATTCCAATCGCAAGAGGAAAATTAAAAGGTGTTACTATAGCTATTACGCCCTTCGGCTTGCGCAGCATATAAGAATCTTTTTCAGCGATTTCTGAAGCGACAATTTCGCCGTGAGAATAGCGACCAGAACCAAAGGTAAACTGAGCCATATGCAAAGCCTCATTAACCTCTGCGATGCTCTCGTTGTAGTTCTTGCCAGTCTCAAGAGAGATAACGCGAGCTAATTCCTCCCGCCTTCTCTCTATTATTTGAGCGACCCTATTCATGTAGTCAGAGCGAACGAACCTGCTTAAACGCTTCCACTTTTCAAAAGTGCTTCTAGCCACTCCAATAGCGTAATCTACTGTTCCTTTGTCTGTGATTGGAAACTCCCCCAAAGACTCGCCCGTAGCTGGGTTTACGTTGGTGTAAGTTTCCAGCTTCTCAGCGAAAGGTATCCTAGTTGTAGAGCCTTGAATCTCCCTGTCCCAATTACCATTAATATAATTCTTTCCTTCAAACATTTTAATTCTCCTTTGTACTTTCCATTAAACCCTTAACATTAAGCTCGCAAAACCCTTTATTATCTGAGCCTCTTTTTATTAACTCGTAAATTACCCCTGTAAGCTCTGAGGGCTTTGAAAAAACTTGGGTTAGGTGCGTCTCCTCGCAAACCAAAGGCTCTTCCGAATAGAACTCTAAGTAGCCTTTCTCTTTCCACTCTTTCATTACAGTAGCAACATCATCTACTTGGTATGCCATGTGATGTACGCCGCCAATGCCCCCTCGCTCCGCCACCCAATCACCCACAATAGACCCCTTGGGGCCGTCACTAACAAAAATCTCTGGGGGAGCATGAAACTCGCAGTCTGTGAAGTAAAGAGGGTCAGTAGGGACGGCATAATGGCTTGGAATGAGTTTTTTATAAATCCAATCGCTTGTCTGGCTTGACCTTGTTTCTGGGGGGGACAAGGCCATGCAACTGGTAGTGCTGCCATCGTCGAATTTTAAATCAAATTCCGTGCCAATGGTATAGCCGAAACAATCTCGAAAAAATTTAGCGGTCTTGTTCCGATCCTTTGATCTGTAAGCAATATGGTCGAGCCTCATGACGTCTATCCCCTTTGAATATATTAATGGAATAGGGACGAAACGTCAATTATTTACTCTTAGAACCATACCAAAACAGAACACCAACAGTGACAGCCCACGCAAGGAAGACTGCAATAGCCATTATTTCTTTGTCGTTCATAGGTTTTTTGCATCTAATCCTATTACAGCAAAAAACTTAGAAAAAGAAGCTATAAGGTCACAACAAAGCCTCGGCTAATTTAAAATCTAACGGCGTATTTATGTCTACTGATTCTTCTGGGGGTGTGCAATATAAATATGGATAATTACCAAAGAAGTAACTGTTTTGAAGAAACCGCTCGTGAGTCTGAATGAAGAAGGCTCCGTTCTGTTTATACATCGGCTTTATATCTTTTGCTAAGGTGTGCTTTTCAGCCCAAGGGTCATAACTTATCGGCTTCCCGTCTTTCCACAAATGCTCCTTAACCTCATCAACCGAGATTATCGAATCAAAAGTAAGGAGAGAGGGGTGGCTCAAAAAAATACCCACAGCGTCGTCATAGGTTTGAGGCTCGATTAGAGGATTGGTGCAATGAGTCCAGACTACAATGTCAGTCTTTATTCGGCCACAAAGATCGCCAATCATTTCGTTGGCAGAGCAAATGGATTCATCACAAACTTCTTCTGGTCGTTTTACGGGGATTGCTCCTAAGGACTCTGAATGACTTAAAATCTCATCACAGTTTGAGCCTACTATTATTTCGTCTATTTTACTGCATTCTTGAAGTTTTTTTATTTTGTGGCCGAGGAGCGTGGAGTCGCCAAAGATCAGCGAGTTTTTACGAGGCAGTCTTACGCTGTCTCTTTTAGCTGGAATAACTGCTGAGACTTTCATTCCTTTTCACGCCTCCACTTGCAGTGGTTGTACAAAAATCTACTACAAGCATTAGCGAACTTCGCCACTTCGTACTCTTTCTTGTCCCAGAAAAAAGCGTGAGCGAACTCATGAATAGAAGTGTTAAGTATTGTTTGGTCTGTGCGGTCTGGGTTGATCGTTATGGTATCTTTCGTGCAAACTCCATCGCAGTCATCGCCGTAATATTTTTTATTTGGCTTTCTGAACAGAACCTTGTACTCTACTCCTTCTGCATTCTTAAATCTGAAATCGCCCATGTTGATATGTGCCCCAATTCGTTATTTGTTGCAATCCGTCACCAGTTTTGACATTAAACCCGTCTTGCTCCCACATAATGGTTCTACCTGTATCTCCATTGAACCAATAGTGAGCAACTTTCGTTTCCGTTTCCCTCCATACCTCTTCGATTGTATCTGCTCCGTCAGCAATACCAAGGGTTCTCTTCACAAAATAAATATCATAAATAGAATCTATAAGGCTGGTGTCGTCTTTAGACCTGACATGGCAATCAACGAAAGTAACAGCATCATCGAATTCAGTAAAATGCAATTTGCCTTGATTCATCCAGCCACAATATTTAAAGCTGTCTTCTTCCTTGAAGGTCATGAGTTCTCTTTGGGGAGCAAAGCTCCCTCTGGTGTTATTGCTGAACGTCCACTCTCCTTGGCCGCGCTCATAACAGTAGACTCTATAGTCCCAATTTGCGGACTCTTTCGTTGGCCCTTTCTCGTCGTCCTCGTACTTGCAGGTGATTGCGATTGCGGGCAGGGCCACTACGGGTATTGATGCTTTGATGAAGTCTCGTCTGTTCATGTTAGTATATCTTTCTGAATTTACGCCCTCCACCCTTGTTAGTTTTAGCCTTTTCTTGCCAACTAATCAAGTCATAATTTTCCTTAAAATCATCACTAAAGCAATTGCGCGGCTTGTCGCCTTTACCGCTTCGGCTATTGGGAATTTTCTTTTTCTCGCTCATTTTTGAGTTCTTTTTTAAGCTTAAAAACCTCTCGCCTTAGCTCTCTTTCCATCATTAAGGCTTTGTACGCTCTCTTCGTTGTCACTTGCATAGCGGGAAGGTAGTCTTCTTCAAAATTTATCATGCCTTTATTTTCCAAAGATTTAATATACATCATGCCATCCTTGTAATTCCCAGTAAAGCCTACCGCCCCCTCGATAGACACTACGTAAGTAGAAGGTTTCGTACTGTGATTCCAATACTTCTTCATCAGTTCTTATTTAAATTAAACTTTTGCATCAATCTGGATAAGCCAATTATCTCTATGCCGACTTGGGTGTTTAGCTCGTCGGTATCTAGGGATACCATGCTGTTGTCTTTGTCTTTGTAGACAAGAACCGATCCGACTTGCCCTTGAGGTGGCGCTACGTAAATATACATAGAGTCCGTTTCCTCGTCGTAGCTGATTCTGTTGTCGGGGTCGTACTCTAAGTATTTGTCATCTTTCATTTGCTTCTCTTTTTTTCCTTCTTCTTCTTTTTCTTTTCGGCTGGCGTCAGCTTAGAGGGTTTCTTTTTCTCTTTTTTTCTTTTTTCTTTATTAGCCATATGCGAGTTCTTTTCGTAATATTCTTTTCTCCACTCTAACCATTCTTCGTAGTTCACTTATTTTTTTAAAATTCTAATTAGTAAAAGAGCGGCTATCACCATTAACGTCCATTTAATACAAAGCAAAGCTTCAGTGACCTCTGGGGGCGTTACTATTTCGACGTTAACGTCAGGGTTAACTTCAACCTTAATCGGTGTCCCAACTAGTCCATCTATTAAGCCTGTTGCCATTTTAATAGTGGCCTCCCGAGCATCCTTCTGGCGGTAGTTTATCTAAATTTTTTAAAGTCTTTAAATCGTACCCGTCTTCTTTAGCTAAACCCTTTTCAATAAGCTCCAGTACATAATTTCCAAGACCCTTGTTGCTTACGCGCTTGCGCCCCTTTTCCTTTTTGTATAACTCATCAAACGCTTTATTTGTATCAAAGGTTATGGTACAATTACCGTCTAGATTGTCTTTCACCTCGCTGACATAGATGCTAGGCAGTTGTTCTTTTTTATTTTTCATCATGTAGCTTTCTGATTTCGAGTTTAGTCTTATCCATTTTGACTTCACCCTCGATTATCTTGATGACTTCATCCTCGATTATCTTGATGGCCTCGTCCCAATCTTCAAGTTCAACAGTCGAGGCATCTATTACCTCGTGCTTTTCAATGTCTTTCATTATCATTCCTAGCTGAGACTTAACTTCTTCCACTGTCTCGCCAAAGATGGTAATTGGGTTTTCGGTGTAAAATTTGATGCCTCCATTATCATTATAGAATACTTCATGAACACTATACCACACTTCTCCAGTGCTGCCCTCGTGTTTGACTATTCTATTATTCCACATTATGTAATCATCTTTTTATTTTAAACGCTATATACCAAACGCTCACGCTCGTGAGGCAAGCGACGCCCGCAGCGATTATATAAAAAGGTATTTGTAGTAGTAAAAGGTATTCAATCATATCATTAATGTCCCATATCTGTGGCATCCAATCATTCCTCAGTTTCAAAATTTTTACCAGCGGGGTCTTTGGGCCACGGATTATAGCCTCTCGTCGCCTCTGTCAAGTCGCCGAACTCAGACATCTCAAGATCGTTATCCATATTCATGTGATCGCCATACACGGGAATGCGGCCCTCTCGGAGAGAAGCGATATTTTTAAGATCAACCTTGTCAAGTTCAGAGTGCCAAGGGTTTTGCCGCGTACCGTTGAAGGAGCTTTGATCTCGATCTGCTATGTCGCGCTCAAGGCGTTCAATGTGTTGTCTTAGGAGGATTTCTACTTTAGCATTCATCTCTGTGGATTTGCTGACTGCATACCTACCGCCCCAGTCGGTATACCGCCGCCTGTTGTGCCGCCGCCTGTTGTGCCGCCGCCTGTTGTGCCGCCGC